ATGAAGCTGTCTGAAGCGTTACAAGGATACGTTATCGCGTCGTTGGCTGACGGTCTGTCTTCACTCACCGTCAACGGTTACCGTGCTTCCCTGGTAAAACTCATCGAATATTTGGGGGACAAAGAAGTCGCACAGGTTACAACTGACGACCTGCGGTCTTTTATGAACTACCTATCCAACGGGTACGTTCCCAAACGAATCAACAATGAAAACAATAAAGACCCTCTGTCCTCCAGCAGTCACCACAGGTACTGGAAATCCGTACGTTCGTTCTTTAAATGGGCCGAGAAGGACCTGGATTGTGGCAGACCCGACAAAGTAATCAAGATGCCGAGCTGGCAAAACGAAGAGGTTATTCCCCTATCGGAAGAAGACATTCGAAAACTGTTATCGGCGTGTGAATACGCGGATGTGCCTGCATCCGAGAACAGAAAAGCGTATCGGTTCAGGAAACCTAACGCGTTAAGAGACCGCGCCATTATCCTGTTGTTGCTGGATACTGGTGTGCGGGCGGGTGAACTCAGTCGCCTGCGTGTGTCTGACGCCAACCTGGAGAACGGCGAAGTTTACGTGCGTGCCTGGCATGTACGTAAAACAAAAGCTCGTACCACATTCCTGGGACGAGCTGCTAAGAAAGCACTGTGGCGTTATTTGGTTGAACGCGGAAAGCTGCGTCCTGATGACTTGTTATTCGTAACACAGACCAACCAACCAATGAATAGAGCAAGGTTGTTGTCTATGGTATCCGACCTGGGCGACCGTGTTGGTATAGATAAAGTCCATCCGCACCGTTTCCGCCACACGTTTGCAGTGCAGTACCTGAGAAACGGTGGAGACATCTTCACACTGAAGCGACTTCTTGGTCACAGCAGTATGGAGATGGTGAACCATTATCTGGGTCTTGTTCAGGAGGACATTCAGGCGGCACATCAGGCAGCAAGTCCTGTGGACCGGTGGCGTCTTTAATTTTATCAAGTCGTGCGCTCGTTAAAATTATATTGGATGCAATAACACGTACAACGTGCGGTTTGAACACGTCTGTGTCTTGGTGGGGGTGTTCTGTTTCTTGGGTCATGCTAAAAAAGAGGAGGGCGCTTGAGACGCCCTCCTCATCTCTCCTCTTACCTTACTGTTTTTTTGATTTCTTCGAAGCACTCACTCGTTTCAGATAGTCGTCGTACAGAATTTTTGCTCCGGTTTGTAGAGCTACTCGTTCCGGCGTACTGGCATCGAAGTTGTCACCGCTCTTTCTTGGGTGTGCACCCGATAGGTACCCGATGATTTTGTTCTCTCCCCGCTCCCCCCACAAGGCGTCTTCGGATACCTCTTTCAAAGTTTTGCCCAGCAGTGTAGCCGGGAGTTCGACAAGGTCCGTGGGAACGACCAGTGTTAGCGCCCCTTGTACATCTGTTGGGACGGCTACTGCTTCCGGCGTGTGTATGGGCACGGCAGGAGCGTCTTTCTTTGACACGGGTGCTTGCGGCTCCTCTTTCTGCGGAACGACTGCGGAGTCTGATTTACTCGCAGGTTCTTTCTTTTCCTCACGCACCAGCTCTTCCTCGGCAACTGTTTCGGGTGCTTTCGATTTCGCCTTTTGTTTCTCGTACTTTTCAGCAGCGTTGTTGTGGTCAACAATGCCCTTGTACACCTGGATTTGCCAGCATAGTTTTGCAAAGGCCGCGCTGATGGCGTTGGTCAGGGCCCCGCGTAGGGCGTAGTCAGGTTCTTCGTTGTCAGACCCACCGTTGGCCGACACAGCCATTGACAGTTTCTGGTTTCCTTCCTCGTCAATGTACGCGTAGCGCAGGGTAAGAAACGGGATGGATGCCACATAAGAGGTGTACTCCCTGCCCGAGCGACTCTTACGTGGTTCGGCATGAACCGTGGTTTTGTTCGGGTCGTAGTCATAGACCCATCCGATGCCGACCAGCCCGAACACCTTGGTTGCTACGTCGGTCAGGTACGCCGAGTTAATGTCTGTTAATCCGACGCTTGAGCCGGTGATTTCTTTATAGGCTCTGGGAGGCAGAACAGCCGCCAGGCGCTCAACTGCTTCCGTCAGCGTCAGTCCAGTCAACGTCCGGTAACGGTCCATATAATTAACTGTTATACCGTCGGTCATAATATCTCCTTTTGTTCTATATTAGTTATTCGTATATTATTATAGCGCAGTAACTACTAACTGTCAAGCGCGAATTTATTACGAATGGGTAACCGAGAGAACAAGTCATCCACAATCTCTTTAGGAAGGTTGTTCGTGTCTGGTACGAACGGTACTATCTCAGGCTTCCCCATATATTCCTCTCCGGTGGTCGAGTCTACGTGTTTGCGTACCAGCTCAACCAACAAAACGCCGGCGTCTCGGTCCCACGAATAGTTTACCTCAGCCCGCATAAGCACGTCGTATCGTACGAAATCTAGTGCGTCACGGGCACGCTCGTGATTGGCCACCTCTGTGACCAGGTCTGCTAGAACGGGCTTCACGGCTTCTCTAAATTCACGCATGGCCTCTGGGCTGTCTCCAGCGATTTCAGCTAAACGTCTCAATTCTGGAACAGCGTCAGGGGACACACGCCGTGCTACCTGAATAGCCACATTAGGGTTAATATCCTTAAGTTGTCCGCCTTCCCAAGAAGCTACTGCGTTCAACGTCTCTCGCATGGCGTATGGTTTTGCCAGGGTCAGGGAAAACGTCTCGTCCAAGGAGAACCCAATGGATTGCATCTTTTCAATCGTTCCCATTCGCATGAAAACCAAGGACCGCGCTACGTGGGCCTCTTCACAAAACCAACCAATGAACTCTTCCTGTCTGGCAAACGGCGAACCTGTTAATGGGTTAATCAACGTCATATAAAGAGGGACATTATCAGGCGTGCGCTGACGCACCAGGCGGTAAAGACGGAATATTCCACGCTCACGAAGAACCCGCGCCAGGTTGATGTCCCGGCTTACAGCACGCAGTGTTTCCTCTGGGTTATCCCCAACAATCGGCAGGGACGACGAGAACATGTCAGACACAACGGAAATTAGTTTTAGCAACATCCCGCGTAACTCGTCTGGGACGGCTGCGTCTGACGACATCAGGTAATTAACCAGTGGGATAACCCCGGTCTCCTGGGCGATGAGCGCGATTTCTTCCTCCGCGCTTTCTGTAAAATGTACCGATATTTGTTGAATGTTCATGGGTCTCCTTAAAACGACAGGCCCACATTTTGTGGGCCTGCGTACTCGTGTTGTTGTGTGTTACTACTTTTCTTCCGGCATAACTCGTATCAGATATAACGTCGCGCTGCCGTCTTCTTTCTTCACGACGCGTGTTCGTACTACCACGGCGCGTTCTTGCAAGTTTGCCTGGTCACGTACTGCGTTACTTGCTCTCCGCGCCTCTGTGTGAGAGTCAAAGTCAATAATGATGTGGCGTCCAGGTTTAAGAGCCAATACAGCGTCCACCAATTCTTGCCATTTCGGGGGTCTACGGTCCCAACCAGGTACCGCGTCCTCCCCCTCACCAACGATTTTGTAGGGCATAACATTTCTCCTCAGAATCGGCCCGTATGTCATTATCTATGCCCTAGTATACAATGTTATTAAGGTGCTGTCAATGCAATTATTATAAGGTGTGCAATAAATGTGACAGTAGTGGCTACTTTAGTCCATCATGTCCAGTGTGGCCTCCCCATAGAACGCTCCTGAAGAGTCGTCAAGAGGTTGTCGAACCGTCAAATTTCCGGCGTCGCGGCTCAGTTCGATTTTAATTTTCATGGCACCGTCGTTGTTGTATTCTGCGCGAAACACGGTGTTGGCTTCCTGTGCCGCCTTGGACCCGCCTGCGGCAACCAGTTTCCCTCCGTTCTGTTTAACATCACGTAGTGATGTTAAGGACACCTGAGAAACAAGGAAGTTTGCAATACCGTACTGTGCCACAAAACTAGAGATTACACGAACCGCGTGGAGTTGTAGTTTATACTCATCCGTTTCGTCCGCGATGTACTGCTGAACGTGGTCCTCCACCATAATTTTCACGCCCAGGTTTTCTACCAATCGTCTCCACCTGGAGTGCTGCCCGTCAGGACCCGACACAGCGGCGTATCGTAAGTCACGTGTGTTCCCCTGGTCAAGGCGTGCACCGTGTATCAGGATAGGCCAGTTATTGAAGTTGGATGTTTCGTCAATTGCATAGTTAATGGCCTCTTGTTGTACAGGGGTACGTGTTCTGTACCGCATAAATTTATGCGACAAGTCCAGGTGACGGCACTTCTCTGTACCACACTCCGGGCAGAACGCATCCGCCCTGTGACCCTGACGCAGTATATAACGGGTGGCGATGTTAGCCAGGATAGTGTCGCGTAATTTCTTGACGGGCATCCCTGACTCCAACATGTCAACATTAACCACCGGTTTCGTTTTCACGTTGGGGTTCATCATAATGTTGATGATTATGTTTATCCAGAGCGTGGTCTTGCGTTTCTTTTCCTCACCCTGGATAACAATTAACTCTCCACTTGGGTCCAGACCATATAGCTCCTGGTCAATGTACTTGATACCGTAAGGGATAAGGTTCTCCCTGTTTTTTACCGGGTCGCCCCAGTCTGTAACACACTGGGCAACTAATGCAGACAGCCTCGGGTCGTAAAAGTCGGGTTCTTCTACCATGCTCCTCCTAAAACCAGTATATAATTATAGCATATAAACTGTTTTATGACAACTGTTTAGTTACCGGGTTTTATCAACTCTGTGTTGAATGTTCCATGTAATAACAGGTTGCGTGTTTCTACCAGTTCTTGCCCGGTAATCTTTCCTGACTTCTCGATGTGTACGAGGATTTTCAGACGCAGTTCCATAGTCCGGTAATCCACACTCTTTCGGTTCCCTTTTGACGCGTTACAGGTGTTACATAAGGGTTGAACGTTTCTAAGGGTAAGACCGTCTATTAGATTGTTAGCACCGCTGTACACATGGTCAGCCGTAGCTTTTCCTTGTAAAGTGCTGTCAAACGGTTTTCCGCAGGACGGACACTTATGTTCTGTTTCGTCAAGTAAAAAGTTCCAGTCTGATTTAGACAAGTCGTTCCTGTATGGACGGTACTTATCCCTTCTTTTGTGACCATCTATAACGCCTTTTGTCCTGTAGGTCTGGGGGTTAGCTGCATACCTTCTTGCAAATAACTCCCGCCTCCTCCGCCGGGAGGTGGCTACATCCGCATGGTAGATTTTTATACTTCTTGTATTGCGGCAGTCTGAGCACTCCGCTCTGGTATTAGTACGCATACCCGAACTTGAATGGATTGGAAAACTAATCAAAGGTTTTATTTCCCCGCACACAGAACACTTCTTGTAATTGCTGGAACACACTCTGCATATAGGGTTGTTTCCATAAAACTCTGACAAGGCTTTCATGTTCCCACACACAAGGCACGTCCTTTCCGTTTCTTGTACCCCGTAGGTCTCCGCCTTAACGCATGAGTAACAGGCAGGGTCCACGTATCGCACTCCATTACGAGAAGTTTTTGATAGTGGGAACTCCGCACGAAGTTTTGCCCTCCCGCACCGACTGCAAACTTTATGTGTACTGGCGCACGTTCTGCACACAGGTTTAAGTTTATCCGTTGATTTTGCGTCGTGGTCAAACCGGTAGTACGGAAGGTCTTCCCCACAAACTAAACATATTTTAATAGTGGGGGGTATCTTATATCTCGAATACTGTCTGCAAGACCGGCAGTAGCTTGTCTTATCTCTTGGGTTTCGCTTGTTAGTTTTGTAGAACTGAAGAATGTCTTTCTCTTCGTGGCAGATGGGACAGATTTTTGTTTCGTCCATCGTGTATCCTCCTAAAGCTGTCTGCTATCTACAAACGAATAAACGGGAACCGTACAAAACTTTTCCGTAAACTGGCGCTGCTTAGACATCTTATTTTTTCGACTCCGCCCACGACTGCCCGTACCCAGGGTCGGCAATCAGCTTAACGCGCATATTGAAAAACTCTCCTGCGGCGGTCATGTATTTGGAAACCAGGGACCCGAACTCATCCTTTACTTCAGTAGGAACTTCAAACGTCAGCTCATCGTGCACCTGTGCCGTCATACGTGCACCGTACTGTGGCATCAGTGGGTGAATTTGTAGCATTGCCCACTTGAGGATGTCGGCGGCACCACCCTGAATGACGCTATTAATGGCCTGCCGTTCCGCCCGTCCAACTTGCGCTCGTTCAGGGGCGTGTGGGTTGTTTCGCACAATACGCCGCAGCTTCAAGTCTGGCAGATGTCTTCGGCGTCCATAATAAGTGCGGACATACCCGTTCTCTTCACCGTACTCCAGTAACTTACGCTTCCACCTGGCCGCCCCTGTGTAAGACTTTTCGAATCCGTCCAGCCAGGCTTTTGTGTCTTTCTCACTTGGGCGACGAAGCGTCTTGGTTGGGTCGTCTAACACAGCGTCTACCTGGGCGTTTTCAATTTGGTCCGCAAGTCCTTTGGGTCCTACACCGTATGCCCAGCCGAAATTAACACGCTTCGCGTCCGTACGCATAATGTCATATCCCAGCTTTTTTATCATGTCCATGGTCAGTTGGTGTGGGTCACCATTATTCTCAAATACCTGAAGGAGGTGTTCGTCACGCGTACGGTCTGCCAGAATACGCAGTTCTAGTTGGCTCTCGTCCACATCCAGGAAAGTGTATCCGGTCGGTACACCAAACAGCTCCTTGATAAGATGTCCTGTCTCGCCCTGGCTGGGAATGTTCTGTAAGTTTGGGCCGGATGAACTTAAGCGGCCAGTTACAGCACCGATTTGGTTGAACCCACCGAACAGTCTACCCATGAATAGGTCTGTCTTGAACCGTTCAATATACGTACTCAACAGTTTTTCGTAACGTTTGTGAAGCATCAACGCACGTAATGACCCGGTTGTGTCCTGGCCTAATAGTCTAGCCAGAGACAGCGCGTCTGTGGAAGGCCCGCCTGAGTCAGTAAACCTGGTGGGAGTAAACCTCAACGTTCCGTAAATGTATGCGGCAAGTTGTTGTGACGAGTTTGGGTTAATGTTTCCAGCCAGGCGCAGGAACAACTCAAGTGCCTCGGCGTTCCGCGTCTGAAACAGCACGTCTAATTGGGCCAGCTTATCCTGGTCAATATAGAAACCGGACTCTTCCATGTCCATCAGGACGTAGGTGAACGGCATCTCTACGTCTTTGAAGTGGCTTAACATCCCGTCCTGCTGTAACTCGTAGCCTGTTTTCAACCACAGGTCGTAGGTGAAACGGCTGTCCCGACCGGCGTACTCTGATAATATTTCCAGGGGGATGTCATAAACGGTTGTGTCATCCTTTTTCTTTTTCAGTAGTCTTCCGTAGCGGGTGAGCAGGTCTTCAAATTGTGGCAGGTCATCGGGTAGTCCGAGCTTGGTGTGCGCCAGAGTCTTCAGTTTCAGAGTCTGGTTCTCGTCTATCAGAAACTGGCCTATCATCGTGTCGATAATATTGGCTGGACGCACCCCGTATTTACCTAGAAAGTGCAGGTCAAACATAATGTTGTGACCAATCACCTGGACAGCAGGGTTTTTGGTTAGGAGTTTAAGTGGCTCATACAGGGCCTGTTCCGCACCCAGAGTCACGTACCACTCCTGGTCTGCCGTAGCCAGGGATACACCGTGGATGGTGTCGCGTTTGAAGTCCAGACCCGTGGTTTCCAGGTCTAATGCAAACATCTTGGCGCGGTCTAGCCTCTGTAGGATTGCCGGCACATCCTGCGGGTCCGTCACCAGACTGTAATTGTGCATAAAATTTTCTGCCATAAAACCTGCCTTATATTTATAGCGTAAACTAGGCGAAAATATCCTCACGGTCTAAAACGGCGCTGACTGTACGGCGCTCTTTATCCTTCAATTTTTCCTTATCCTGGCGGTTTGCAAGAGCCAGGGCCAGGGCTGTAAGGAAGTCCGTACTCAGGTGTCGTAGAGATTGGCGCTTCTTCCAATTAAAACGCGTGTCTGTGAACAGCACATCAAAGGCTTCGAACACCAGGTCAATGTCGTTATCCGCAGTAGACAGCAAACGTTCGGCGGTTTTAAGTTCGATGGGGTATGTGTAGTGTTTTGGTGGTACTGTAAACACTACGCGAGTCTGACGACCCGCTGATAACTGGTCAGACACCAGGCGCTCAAACCGGTGAAGTATGGCAACGGTAGGGCTGCCGATAGACGCCCGGTACCACTCCCCCTTGTACAACTGTACCTCAACCCCACATTCTGGGCAGGCACCACCTTTTCGTTTGGTCTGTTGTGTGTGACAGTTAGGACAAGTCGGCATCATACCTCCGTTAAATAATCCCGGCCTGGATTATGTCCGGGCCGGATGTGTTTGTTAGACCAGACCTCGCGCCTTTAGACTGTCCCAGGTGGGGTCTCCTGAAAACTCCTCCCAGGTAATTTTTCCAAGTATCGCGGCGTCCAACGAAACCATGTGCTCAATGTACCTGTACAGTGCAAGACGCAGCAGGTCTGACGACACACGCCCCCTGGGTGGAACAGGCAGGCCGTGTACTGCTTGCGCCGCCTCTAATACCTCGGTTACTACTGGAGATGTCATCGCACGAATTGACACGGATAACTTCTCCATAGGGTCTTTCGGAGGTCTACCACCGACGTTAATTTCGGGTGACGCTTCAAATGTTTTTTGGTTTTTCCTAGCCATTTACTCCTCACTCAAGAACAGGTGCAGCATAGCCAACCCGTCACGCTTCAAGTTGAGTGAGAACAAAAAGCTGGCTAAACTGCGAATGTGACGTGCACGTTTCGTAGGCGGCAGTTTATACGCCATGCGCCACAGGGCGGATTGTACGCCCATTAACTCTCCTACCTCCTGTGTTTCCGTGTAACGTAGGAGATGCTGGTGCAGTGTGTTGTATTCAAGGTTTAACCTACTCGACACCTCCTGAATTTTGGTTTCTGTAAGGTCACGAAATGCACCTACGATGCGTCGATTATACTGAATGCGGTCAACCAGGATATTGACCGCCTCTTCTATGCTGTGGGCTTCCGAACATTCCCCGGTATTGAGGCGCTGGTTTACAGACATTCCGAACACATCCAGCGCCCACCGCTCACCCGACTTCTTTTCCTCCGTTTGTCGTGAGGAGCCTGACCACCAGTCTTCCATCGGCTGGTGTTCGAATACTGCACGTGCGTTGACCATGCGCGGTCCTCGATGTACGGGTACGGGGTACGGTACGGGCGGGTTCAATACTGTGAATAAGTCCAACACTCCGCCGGGCCCGCCTTCACCGCCGACCAGATACAGACCGTGTTCTTTTCTCCGCCCACACTTCCTTACACTTGTGACAACAGTTCGTATCATCACACACCTCTTTAATTATAGCACAGAAACAGGTTAGTATTCAACCCGTTCGAACCACTCCCCCGCGACATGCCACTCGCTGTTTTTACACACATTTCTAACACGGTACACGCTGGGTTTTCCTGTTTTTGTGCTGTACTTGTAAACTTCATAGTCACAGGACAGGTGACCGCCACAATATTCGCAGTATTCACCACGCGTACCAAGCGCCACGGCCCGGATAAACCAGTTAAATATCTTCTTCCACATCAGGGTACTCCTCCTTCCCTTCGTCGTCTGTATATGCCACATGCACCATCTCGACGTACCCCTGCTCAACCAACGGACGCAGATGTTCGAGCTCCTCTGGAAGGTCGTCCTCGTCGTTTTTCAACACGACCTGAACCCCAGAAAAGGGTGCGTATCCGATAACCCCCATACAAAACTCCAGTCCAAAGTTGGACAGCAGGTCACGGTAGAACTCGGGGTTTGTTTTTGACGCCGTGGACAACGCGTAAGTAACCGTCAACATCTCCACCGGAACAAAGTCTTCTGAGTGAAGTTTTTCATTCTCCCAGAACGGGCGCGGGAGTTCCACGATGTTCTGGTAGTCCGTCTCAGAGATGTACCCGGCGTCATACAGGACGTAAGCCAGCTCCATCATGTCTTTGTCAGAGACCGTGGTACGGACGATAGCTTTGGGGTGCGCTACTAATATCTTTGATTCACCTTTTACCAGGCCGCTCGGAATGTTGGTAAGTGGTAAACGTTTCGACACACCAATAGCTCGATACTCGTCCATTACGTCGGACAAGCTGTAGTTTGATTCTCCAACACAAACCAGGATGGACACAGGGTCATTCATGGTATTCCTCCATAAACGGGTTGTCGCGTTCCAACGCTTCGTTAGCGGTGGCAACCATGAACTGGAGCAGAACATACTGCTGCTGTGTTGCCGGTCGATTAGCAAGCTGTTCCTCGGGTGTGTCATCCCTGGTGGAATATTCATGTGGTGCAATTGTAGCCACCGTCTCGTTACCGTACGCAATGACGAATGGCCAGGGCCAGAAACCAGCGCGGCGTAAAGTAAACATCCATCCTCCAGTTTAGTTAATAACTTACTTAATAATTATAGCGCAGTAACCAGTACAAGTCAAGCGGTTCTCTCTTTACCGTCTCGTTCGTGCAGCAATAGGGAGGTGACCCAGGTGCGCGGACCCATCCCACGCGGATGACCGTCCTCGCCCTTCTCCCAGTAGAACAGGCCGAAGGCAGTACCGTTCGTACGACCCGCCCCATAGAACGACGGGCGGCGCGATAGCACAGACACTTCCATGGGGTACAACTCGTCCCATAAACTATTGTAGCGGTCCACGCCTTCCATGAACGCTAAACGCAGGAGCATTATCATAGCCCCGCCTGGGTTCAGAATGTCCCAACACTTGCGGATAATAGGCTCGGCCAGAAAGTATGGCGGGTTTGAAACAACCCAGTCATACGTACGCGGAGCTTGCCAGGTCATAAAGTCTTCGTTATACCAACCGGTAAAAACGCTCGGTTGCGGGACGGGTTCGATTTCAACGCCGTCCACATGCCGCACTTCACGAGAGTACCGGTAGGCAATCTGCCCCCAACGACCATCGCCGGCACCAACGTCCAGGATGCTGTGTGCTATAGCAGGTGCGTATCGCTGCATCGCCGCGTGGATAAGGTTGCGCTCTGTAACGTACAGGTCGTTGGCGTGCCGCTCAGGCAGCACTGTGTCTGCTTTAACGTAGATACTGGTCATAGTTCACCTCAGATTAAGAAACGTGGACAGGATGACGACGGTGCCGCCTGAAAACGAACAGGCGCACAGAAACAAGAATGCCCAGAACAAATTGAACGGTACCAGGGCAAAGAACCCAAGCACGCCCAGTGCCGCCAATATGATTCCAACTAACAGACCTAACCGCTTGATATACTTTTCAGGTAACACATCTCCTCCTACAGATAATGCAGTGCTCTGTACCCCATTGGGCAGTCGTCGGTGTGTGGTACGTCACCACAGGTGCATATACCCTCCAACGGGTAAAACCCGCCGCATTCTGGGCAGCGGGCCTGGTCATTGAACCGAGAGGACATCTCGATAAGTTTCCCCCTGTGTATTAAACAAGCCGGGCAGAACGGACTCTCCGCTTCAGCCACCCGGTCGTCCGAGATAGAAAGCTCGTGCATTACCAGGCCGTCTTTGTACCAACGAAAAACGAAGGTCATTTCTTTCCAGTCTCGGGACTGTTCAATTCGGTCGGCGTCGATATTACTATTGGGTTTCATACTCCTCCAGTCTACATATGGACTTATATCTATAGCGCCTACTTTGGCGTGGGTCCATACAGCCAGCGAAACAAAGCCTCTTGTCGCTCTATAGGGTCCGGGTACATCTCTTCAAACTGTCGGAACAACTCATTCCGTGCAACGTTCGCACCAAAGTCTGACCGAGACTTTTTCTCAAGAGGAGATAGCGACCATGCCTCTTCGAGTCGTTTTAGTAAGTCGTCGTCCATTAGATTAAGTCACCTGTATCCTTAAAGGTTTCACCGTCCAGATACAGTTTCAGGTTGGCGGCTTTGCGCACCAACTCTTCCACACTTGGCCGGACCTGCCGTTGAATATCTGGATACAGGCGCAGCGTTTCTTCCACCAGACGCAGGTGTTCCAACGCCTCTTTTAATTCTTGCGACATCATTTCACCCATCGGGTCAAAGTCATCTTCGTCTGACACAGGTGAGGGGTCCTCTCGTTTCTGTTTGTATGATGTTACTCGCGCTTTCTCTGCGGAAACTAAGCGGGCGATACGACGTACCGTCTTTTCAGCGATGGCACGGTCTGCCAGAGCAGCCTGTATATCCAAAGGCTGAGACAGCAGCGGTTCAATAGCGGAGGGGGCAACCCGCCCCTCCTCTACAGCCTTTTGTAATTTTGGGTCAGCCCGCAGTGTAGCCAGCGCCAGGCTGACTTCTGAGTCGGACACGCCGAAACGTGTAGCAATAGACTTTTGGGTTTGTCCAAGCTCGCGCAACCTGGCGAAAACACGGGCACGGTCCAGGTATCCCATGCCTTTTCGCTGCTCGTTCTCATTATACTGTGCGATGAGAAGTTCTGCTTCATTAGCGGGAGGTTCTTCAACAACTGCGTGAATGGTATCCCATCCCAGTGAACGAGCTGCGGCTACGCGCCGGTGTCCAAATTTTAAGAAGTAATGACCATCCGCACGGTATACTTGAATGGGGACGAGTTGCCCGTTTTCCCGGAGAGACTCGGCCAGGGACTTGATTTCATCCAGGTCCGTCCGGGGATTTCCTGGAGATACAATCTCCTCTAGTTTTATCAGCTTAACGTCTGCCATAATTACTCCTTATATTTTCACGTGAATAATTATAGCGCAATAACCGCTAAGAGTCAACCGGTAAACGTGCTGCGCTACTGCGTTCGATGGTAAGTTCCTGACCGTCAACACACACGGTTATATGTGAGCCGACGACCCCTGTAACCTTACCGCGTTTTCTTTGGTTTGGGATATAGACAGTATCCCCAACACGCACCGGGCACTGCGCTGCCTGGTTGTACTTTGCTATTTCTTCTGGTTTCATTTTCGCCCCATTAAACGGTACGACAACAGCATCATTTGGAACATCGTTTTCTTCCACGGGCACAAACCCGTAAGGGAGGTTCTCTGAGAACGCCAACGCGGCCTCGTGCGACGTGAACATTCCACGGTACACTAAAGTCACGCCGAGCGGCAACGGTACGTATAGTAAGGTCATTGTGTCTTTTCTCCTGGTCCTACCGGCTTTGGGTAAAGATGTAAATGTATTTTCAGGTTGACATCCATTTCAATGGATGCCTCGAATTGCACGCCTGGGAACCGGGCTTCTGCTTCGGCAATTGACGTCTTGACAAACGGGGTCAGGTCGTACTCAAATATTACTGGAAATTTTGTTTCTGTTACACTGTCCATACACAGGTCCTTTCTGAATGATTTCGAAGGATAAGGCGGTACACCCTCCTTATCCTTCTTACGATTTGTGGGATGTGTTATTTATCTTCGTCAAGAGTATCGTCTACGATAATTTCCAAACGACCTTCTTCGTTCCATCGTCGGGAAACTACGTACCATAGACGGCTTTTCAGCATAAAACAATCCCCCTTTTGCGGTTCGCCGTGGAACCATTTTGAAGAAATCAGGTCACCCTCGGCATGGTAAACATCTATTTCCATTTTCCCACCTCTATTATTTGTTTTTGGTGTGGGCTATAACATAACACCCACACCTTTTAACACAGTGCGTAACCGATTTTGCCTTAAGTGTAGCACAAACAAGTTCCGTTAATGCTACACATAGTTGGTACATAATGTATACTTTACTGAACTACAGTAACCTCTGTGAGTATCTCATCTGTTCCAACTACGCGATAGACCGGCTCGTCATTATCATTGTACAATACCTCTACCAACGTTCCGTCTTCCGTCCTTTTGTAGTGGTGTCCTCCTTCTCCCCAATGTGTAACAATACCGGTTCGCGCAACCCCCCGATTATTCCACCGGTCCAACTTTTCTGCATAAATTGGTTCTTGTCCTCGCGTCCATAAGCACTTAGCCAGTCCGTCCGCGCCAAACAATACGCTTATTGCAACGCCGGCCAGTGCTGCAAACGCGGAAGCCAGCGCCAGGGCTGGAGCAGTGTATTCCCACGCAACGCTGCCTGTGTATCCAGCCAGTACCATAGTCACACACACAGCGGACCTGCGGGCGTAGGCTCTACGAATGCCAGCATAATGCCCGTCGCTTCCAAACAAACCGTACACAGCCAACCCTACCCACCCGAGCAGGAAGTACAGCAGGACAACTACAACCCACGCTCCGATGTTACTGACGCCGGCGTCAAAAAACACAGCGCCGACCCCGATAAGCAAGGTGATTAACGTAAAACTTAGTAACTTTGTGTACATCAACACTCCTTTAGTTCAAAGAATGCGTTCGTCCAGTCCTCACCACGATGTGCCGCTTCACCAACAACCAGGTCGGTGATTGCCTCTAACGCAGTTCGACCAAACCCGTACGGGTTGGCGTAGTCCACATAACCCCAGAACGCCTGGAAACCAGCAGGTTCTTTACTCTCAATAACCACTATCTGATACAACAACTCTTGACCGTCGTCCTCGTCGTACCAGCCTTCCATTGGGGCCACCTCCACATATTCTTTCAACGTCAGGCCGAGCATGTTCTGTCCATGCTGTACGCCCTCCGTGTCAAAGGTGCATCCCCAGAAAGCATCCTGGGGGTCAATGTTGTACAAATTACTGCGCTCATTCATTAGCCGGCGTCGAAGGTATGGGTCTGCGAACTTGGCCTGTATTAACTGGCGCATCGTGTCGTGGCGTAAGTTGTCCCAGTCTGGTTTAACCACCGTGTCCGCAGACCGACCCATACGAACAGCCGACCGGGCAGACGGGGCGTCAAGGATTTGTCGCTGCCGTGTAACATCCAGAGTCTTAGACGCCTGATATGCGTGCTCGACAGACCGCGCCACAACATGAGACCCGTCCGCAAGTACAAACGGAATATCCACGCGGTAAGCGTTGCTCAAGTAAAAATGTTTTCCAGTAAAACCTCGCACCATTTAGAACACCTGTCCTATATTACGATGAACTTCACGAATTTCAATCCCTCGTGCGGGGGATATTGGGTGGACGCTTCGGGTTAACCAAAAAGTAGTAGGAAGAAGAAGATAACAGCACCGATAACAAACAGCAGGATGCCGCCCATAAGCACAATTTCCAGCAGGGCGAACGCCAGCCCGACCACGGCGAAGAACAACGACACAAGAGTCAGTAGCAAGTTGACTACAAAGTCAATGAAAGAAACGACCAGGTCAGTAAGTGTCTGCGTCAGTCCTCCTATAACTAAAAGGGTTGTAGTGCCGCGGCGCTAGTTATTTAGCGGTTGACGTACTTCTCGTACGACGCGTTCCGCCACTCTTCGCGTGTCGCTGGTTCGCCCAGGTACATCCATAACGGCCTGTACTTGGCAGTCATTTCGCCCACCCACAGTGCCAGGCTAATGGGTTTCTCTCCGGCGACCTGCTTTTGCAGCGTCTCCCAGTCTTCCAGGTCCAGGTCTTCGGTCCAGGTGGACAGGTTTAGTGCTGCCTGAAGGTGTTTCCAGTTCACACGTTCGCGCAGTAAGTCTTCCGTGATTTGCCCAAGAGCTGTCATAATATGCGCTGCCATACGGTCCTCCTATTTGGGAATGTGTTTCAAATCGGGGCACGAGCAGTCCCGTGCCCCCGTGTTTCTATAACCTCAGTAAGAGGCTATCCAATTCAGTGACCGGCGTGCCGTTCTTATACGCTTCCACCGCAGCAAACTGTTTCGAGCTGTTCGGGTCGGAGTGCTTTTCAATGTCGTCCTCTTCCGCCAGGTAGCAGGCTTCGATGATGAGGTCTTCGATACAAGCGGCACGGCTGTCCTCGTGGGACCGCATAACTTTCAACCGCTCGGCCCGGATTTTGGCAGCGAACTCAGGCCACTTGTCCAGAGCTTCCGACTCGGCTTCGGCCAGGTGACCCGCACTCAACCATCTGTGGTGCGGGTATCCAAGGTGCGTTTCATCCAGTAGTACAGAAGCCTGCGCTAAATGCTTTCGACAGCAGTCGATACAAGAGTTTCTCATGTGTCCTCCCAAACTAAAACCATACAACAGTTTGTCAAATAGATTGAATATAATTATAGCGTAATTACTGATGTAGGTCAAGGATTATTTTTCGAACTACTTCTCGACCTACATCAGTCCACATGTGGACTACCAGGTCTGTTCCGGGTAGGTGCCCGTCACTTCGACGCTCACATCCCGGACCAGGTATTCGTTGTGGTCGTAGCAGTGGTCACACACCAGGCCGCCTTCCATCGAGGGCGGGTATACCACAAGATGCAGCGGGTTGTCTTCCGACGCCTCGTTCTGGCATAGCAGACACACGCCCACACGAGCCGATACGCTAGGGTTAAGCCATTTCGTCATTTCTTTGTTCTCCTTATGGACGGTACGTTATGGTTACCAGTTCCAACGACGTTCGCGGTTCGCTTGTTCCTTCTTCACCGCTTCCAATAACTTTTCCAGGGTGTCAACACAGTCCGACAGGTCTCCGCTGCACATGTTCTCGAACTCTTCGCAAACACGGTCGATGTCCCAGGTGCGTTCGTAAGTACGAAGCAGTGTGGCTGGCGGAGTCAGTCTGCTGTGTGACCACAGCTTATCGCTGGCCGTGCGCAACTCCTTGACTTTCTTACGAGCTTTCGATTTGTCGGCAGTAAAAATAGCCGCCTTCGCTTCCTCGTATTCCCACTCCGACAGGCCCAGGGTGTCGGACAAAGTTTCTAATACTTCGGCTCCTGTAGTCCAGGTCTGGAGCGTGTATACAGGGTCAAGGGTTTCAAAAGTCATGTCCCCGTCCTCATCTTCTTCACAACTTTCTACGTACACACGAATAGCAAATTTCTTAGTCATTGGTCTGCGCTCCTTTAGTCCAAACTTAGACTGACCGACTGGTCACCGTGAATGTTGATGTAAGGGGCGTCCGCGTACTCCTGAAAGTTGTCTTTGGCTCCGCAGTACGGGCAGACTGTGAACCCGTCGGACAGTTTTTCTGGCTGTGCTGCATACACTTCATCACAGGTGTCGCAGCGCACGACAGTAAGCGTGGCTATAATAATGTCCATGAGTATTCTCCCAATGTGGTAAGGTCAACAATTGATGGTTCTTTCGTGTGCCACGGGCCTTTGTCCTCAATGCGCCACTGCTCTGTGATGCACACCTGAGTGAAGCCCCGGTTCTTGAAGTGAAGACAAGCGGCGTGTACGCCATGGGGTGTTTCTCCGTAGTATCTGGACACGGGTACCCCCGCGTCACTCACAGGTTCAACCACCCACATAGTCTCTTTGATAACAATTTCCTTCATGCCGCCCTCCTAACATCAGTCATCAACCGGCTCCAGTTCGTCATCCTCTGCGTGGTATTCTGCATCAGCCCACGGCTCGTCGTAGTCGAAGGCGATGGTGTAGCCGTCCTCATCGACCGATACAACCGTAGCCAGGTGCCCCACCAAGAACTCGAACTCTGGGTAGTTGCTCTTGACCACCCGCACAGTGTCGCCAGGTTTGAAGGTGTCGTTGGCCTCATGCCACAGGGCATCGGCCTCGCTCTCTACTGCCTCGATAACCTGGTCCCAGTCTTCTTTGGTGAATGGGTAGTACAGGTCGTAATATGAGGTTTCACTGTCCGACCCTTCAATGATTGAGCCAACCGTAACCCCTGTGTCCTTGAACGTAATGTTGGCCCCACAAGAGGTGTGTTTGTACAGGTACCTCTCAACGAGGCCCTTCACATCTTCATCAGAAGCGTCGTTGTCCTCAGTCCCGAAACAAATTTTCAGAATATCACGAGGTGAAGAAACGTTCACAGTATCCTCCTACTCAATTACAGTTGAGCCTGGGTTGCAAGTGTGGCAAGCAAACGCCCCGGTAGAGTTGATTTCTTTCTCAGGTGCCCAGCAGCCACACTGAGAACACGCATCCACACGTAGGACTTTTATACAGGCGTAGCACAGGTCAACCATTACCTGTCTGCCGTTGATAACAACGTGGCCGAAGTAGCCCTCGTCCTTCAACGGGTCAGCCGGTTTGCCACAGCGGTCGCAGGTTACGACATCGGTTTCCATATCGATAGCCATAAGTACCTCCTTATAGAGAGATGACACGGCCTGTAGTAGGGGCTGCTGGTAATTCAACAGGTTCTTGGATTACATGGACGTTGCAGGTATACTCGCCATCACTCAAGGTATAACGAACCGTGTCTCCAAGTGCATCGGCCAGAAGTGCCACCGCATCTTGCGGGCTGACGGCCTCGATTACAGCCGACTGACGTGGGTTGTACGCGGTGGGTCTGCGAGTGTACATCACCTGATAGCGTTTCAGAACGGGGACATCCAGGTTCTCGACTTCTGACGGCTCTTGCTCAACCAGGTCGTACAGTCCAACGGAGTCGGCGGCATCACGTAGAGCATCGTCCTGTGTATCACCCGTCCCAACAAAGATGAAAGTGAACGCGTATGTAGGCATATCAAAGCTCCTTTCGAAAGACGTAGTAGGAACGTTAGTAAATACTCGAACTATCCCACGGGTCGTCATCGGGGTTGTAGGTGGGGACGTTATCGGCGGAGCGTACCTGAACAACATAAGTCACGCCGGCGTATTCCAGTTCGAAAGTGTCCAGAGAGTCAAGCACGTCTGTGTGGGTAAGCTCGTGGCCGTTCTTGAACAACACAGCCTCAGTCCAGGCCCCGCCATTCTCAGTAAGTGCGTTGACCAGCTTCACGTCAACCTCAAGACCGTCACCAAAGTCAGCAGTCCAATAGTTGCACAGGTCATCTTCGGGGTAACCGTCGAGACAGAGACCGTTCTCAAGAGCATGTCGGGCCTTGTGTAACAGGCCAGAGAGGATATAAACATTCCGTTTCAGAGTAGTCATCTTGTCTCCTTACGCTCGATTAAGTTTCTGCGCCTGAACGAAGTGTTGTTTAGCAGTGCCTTCGTCAGGGGCATTAAGGCACAAGAACAGTTCATTCCAGATGTCGTGGAGGTCAAGTATCAAGGACGTGTCCCAGGCCAGGTACTCAGTGAGCTTTACCATAACCACGTCCCAGGGTATGACGTCGTTCTCTGGTGACCAGATGTCTAGCATGTCGCCTAAGTCTTGATAGTCGGGTGTCATCGAGAACTCCTTTATACGGAGAAGTCGGGTAGCTCAGTCATCCGGGTGTTGGTGTCTAAGCACCGTTGCAGGGTGGTTATCAACGTGGTGTAGGACAAGAAGGATACTGGCATCCCGTTCACGTCCATAAACTCCACGCTACCGTCACCATACAAGCGGGCTTCTGGATACCAACTCAAGTCGGCAATGCCGAAGTCGTCCTCAGTGTGGAACTGCTCAGTGTACTTAGCCAAGATGTCGATTAGTTCTTTCATAGGGAACTCCTTTCAATTGGGTTGATATAACAGTGGTCCAGGAAGGAGTCGAACCCTCACGTATGCGGGTGTCTCAACCGTTTCCCCGCCGCACTACCATTGTGCTACTGGACCAACAACACTTACGTGTTCACGGCGGCCACCAGACAGGCTTCCATGTTGTCAAACCCGCCTTGCCACAGAGTTGTCGTGGGCCAGCCGGCCTCAACCGTTAGGATGCTGTAGGTATACACATGGTTCAGCAGGTCCCAATATATCAGGACCACTTTGTCACCCATTGGTTTGGCCGCCATAAATTCATACCGGTCATTCATTGGTCGCCTCCTGTACCAAAGCACTACACCTGTGACATTCATAAGCATCCGTCTGTTGAAGCTCAGACAGTGGTACCCAATGATTACACTCAACACAGGTCTCAACGTCACACTGTCGCATACAGTTGATACACAGGTCTACTGGTACGTCGTGGCCGTTTACTTCTACCAGGCCGTGGTTACCCTCTCCGTAGAAGGAGTCAGCAGGGTCACCACAGCGGTCACAGGTTACATCCCAGCCTATTAGCATAAGGGCCTTCTTGATTGGGGGTGGAAGGATAAGAGGGACGGGGTGATTTAGGTGCTGCCGCCCCCGCCAAAGAGACCTCGTTTTTTCCCTCCGGCATGGACAGCAAAATGTTAACGAGCGAACAGACCCAGCCCCCCAGACCTCAGCCTGGTGCCTCAGTGAGAGGGGCTGGTCACCTAGCGATGCTGCCGGCTACCCTACCGTTCCGACAGCCACTTCCTTAGCTGCGCGATGGTGGCGAACCGGAACAGCACGTTGTCCCCGAAGTCCATCACCTTGCCCGAGCCGTCCGAGAACAGAGTGATACGGACCAGCGTGTCATCCAGGTTGCTCAGGCCGGACAGGATTTCCCCCAGGGTTCCGTCCTTATACTGCTCCTCGATGACGCGTTTCCGGTCAACGATTGGGTCAGCCTTTACATAGTCAGCCGGCCAGTTCATTTCTGGCCCGGTCAGCAATTCGTAACTCTCCATAGCTCACTCTCCTTATTGTTTGCTTAACAACTCACCATATTATTATAGCGCAGAAACATCAGCAAGTCAATAAGCAGTTCTATTTACACAGCGTGGGCCAGTGTATAAATGCCTCTGTACGCCAACAGGAAGCCCGTAGCGCGATTTATTTCTGCAAAAGGTCTTACCATATACCACACTACCAAACACGCGCTATTCACCATTCAGCACGATTGGCACAAACGCCTGGTCACAGCAAGCCAGCCGGCAGGAGTACACACTGACGCGCACGTCCCATTTATCGGCGGCTTCAATAACGTGATGCTCCTGCAACACAACCTCCTGTGTCTCTGTCCAGGGGCAGAAGAACACTACGTCAACCGTACGGTCACTGTTGCTCCAGGTGATGTCATAGATTTTACACGGCTCACCCGGCACGCCGGCGTGTACACTCCGCACAACTACCAGCAAAACAACTACCGTCAATACAACACCGGCGATTCTTCGCACACTAACCTCCAAACTAAGCGGTAAATAACCCTTCGGAGCAGCCAACCGGGCAGCCCGGTGGTACTATTTATTGGTTAACCGGTGGGTGATGCCTCCGAAAATACGGGCTTTTGCCTCACCATCACCAAAAACTTGTCAATTAAAGTTGTACTCTGCCAGGTTGACTATGTTGCTGGCGCGATAGACCACAGCCTCGCCAGCTTCGTAGTCAAACTCATAGCTGGACCACTTGCCGGCTTTCATCAGCCACTTATTCAGCCGTTCATTGGTGGCGTCAGTCAGCTTCAGCGAGAGTCCGTTCGAGGACAGGCGGGTGTGTACCTTGATGCGCTTGTACTCAACGCGCCTTACTACGCCAATATCGTTCAGGTCAGTCAGGTGCATGTCCGGGTGGTCGTCTGCTTCCCAGCTCGGCTTCGTTGTCACAGTGGCCGGCGTTGTCCAGGTCATGCTGGGGTTGGACAGGTTGGCGCTTTTCCACACGAAAACTCCCCCGTCCCGCATCCAGGTGATTATCTTCTTTACGCCTTCCTCAGTGATGAGGTGTTTGAAATTATCTGCCATTGTTCCTCACTTTCTCTAGTTGATTTGGCATGGCCCAGAACACCAGGCCGTCTGCGTGTACAAACACAGCGCCGGCTGGGGCAGGAGGGCCATCCCACTCATACATATACTCAGGAGCGACCACTCCCTCCCAGGCCGGCAGGCAGTCACCTATGTATCTAACCAGGTCACCTGCTTTCGGAGTCCACATGTGGACTACCTGTACCGGCAGTTATCTGCGTGTTCAGCCGCACACCCATAGTCGTGTACAGGCTGGCCGCAGTCAGGACACACGTAGCCAGAGCAGTGCATCACACGGTGACCGCACTCCGCGCACTCTCCAGAGAAGTAGTCTTCGTAGATGCCGTCAGTTTCTTCCTCGTCGTCATCTTCGTATTGCCACATATCAGCCTCCGTAACCATTCAGGATGTGGGCACTGCCACAGGCAGGGCAGGTGGTGTTGACGAAGGGGGCGTCCACGGTGAACTTGAAACCGCACTCACCACACAGCCGGCCTCCAACGAACTTTTCTTCAGCCCCGTCGATTAGACCGTTGTTCAGGGCGTCCTCAGTGTACTCAGCGAAGTCCCGCTGTGTCCCCTCCGACAAGTCAAGGTACTCACACACATACTCCAGCAACTTCGATGTCGGCATCCAGGGGACGTTCTTCTTCAGGAACTCCAGGGTTGTTGCCATTACACCACCTCCACTTCGTGCCATTCGCTGGTGTTGGTCTGTCCATTTACTACGGGATAAATTGCGGCATGTCGTTCCCCGTCTGCCTCCCACAGGTTCAGGTCCCAGTTATCAGACAGAGTAAACCAGTGGTCTTCAGGCCACTCAAACAAGGTGGCGATGATTACAGTTGCCAGGTTGCGGGCTTGTTCAAGGGTGATGTTCATTAGTCCTCCAGTCCGAAGAATTGGCGTAAGCTCTGGATACTGCCGTTGGGCAGGATGACCATGAAGGTCTGGTAAGGGTTGAGGGTGTCGATGAAGATGACCGCCCCGCTCGACCCATCAAGCTGACCCAGGGGCTTGCAGTCAGGCATCACATCAAAGAACTTCTGCTGTTCAGGGTACAGTCTCATAGTGTCTCCAGAGGCCATCCGCTGTCGATATTGAGCCGGTAGAGGTCTACCGCAAAGTTCTGCCGCATTTCCAGTTCCCGCACATCCTCAAGGGTGTTCACCGTGTGGTGGGGGAAGTCGGCCTGAGTCAGTTCAACTGCCTTTGCTTCGGCGTACTCGTACTCAGAGAAGGCGTACACATCACGGTCACCGTGCCGGCTGGTATACACAAGAATGGTTTGCATATCTAACCTCCTATGCCGAGAGTATGTCTATGCCCAGGTCATGCAGGTACTGGGCAAGGTGAAGTTCCAGAACTCCCAGATAATAGTGAAATTCTGAGAGTAAAAGAAACAAAAAGAAATAAAACAGAACTGGATTGTTTTCTATTTTTTCCACGTACTTTATTGAAGTACCTGAATTTTTCTCTGCGATTTGCGCCAGTTTTGCAGACGCTCTGAGTAGGCCGATGAGCAGCATACACACCACCTACGCCGCGACCGGAAGATACTTCACAGCGTTCCTGGCCTGGTCCACTGCGTACTCATATCCCCACAGCCCCCACAGACTCTCAACCTCATCGCCGTCCGCGTCCTCGATGACGTACCCGTACACGTCACCGTTCAGGTACTGGTTATAGGTTTCCACCTCATCAAGCAAGTTGCACTTAACTTTCTCCCAGCGTTCCTTTGTCAGTCGGCTCCAGCCGAACACCTGCTTGATGCGCTCCCGGGTGGTGTAGATGAACCCGATGCGGCCACCGTCCCAGGCGTAGTGATACCAGGTTGGCTCGATACGTGTGCTGATGCCGATGCCGGAATGTTCATACAGGTACAGGGGCATCACGGCGACGGCCCCGTCGTGAACCAGGTGACGCTCGAAGTCGTCCCAGCCTGTGAAGTCATCCGTTTGGTAGTGGTGTCGGTCACCCAGAATGTGGCGGGTGTGTACACAGGTCATAATGCCCAGGTTGTCATCATTACGTGGGTCGGTGGGAAAGTCGTCAGTCTCGATGCGGACCACGTACCCGTTATGTTCAAAGCGTTCGATTTCCATAGGACCTCCAGTCTATATGTGGACTGACTTACAAATCGGGCCGCCAGCCAGCCGGCCAGCAGCCCTGTGTCACTACTTCGTGAAGTCTCCCAGGTCGAACAGCGGGTCAACGCCCTTTGGGTCAGTGAAGGCAGCAGGTGGCGCTTCGTCTGGGTCAGCGCCGACTTCCTCACCCCGCTCCTTCCAGGCTTCCAGCCACCCTTCGTCCCACTTGGCAAACGCCCCGGTGTCCTGGGGATAGGGGTTGTCCGAGCGGCGGACCCCTTCTTCGTACTGCTCCTTGCCGTACTCGTACGCCCCACCGTCACCGTAGTGGTCGTCCTGGAGTGGGTCCACACTCAGCCGGAAGCTACAGTGCGGGCAAACAGACGGGTAGTTCTCCAGGATTTCCCCACAGTCGTCACAGAAGGTCAGGTCGTTGGCGTCTACCTGCTCACCCCAGGAGTCATCAACCTGCGCTTCGATGCTGTCGTCCTGCGTGAAGTATCCGATGGTCACTGACCACTGACCCTCAGCAGTGATGGCGAAGCCCGCAGTCTCGTCCTCTGCGACACGCTCTGAGCACCACTGTTTCAGTTCGTCAAAGTCCAGGCCGGGGGCACCCCATCCCTTATCCACTGTGACTTCATCCACCAGCCGCCACCCATACGGGCGATAGTTGCCCAGGTTGGGAGCGGGGCAGGTGCGCCAACGCAGAGGCTCGTCTGCATCAGCCGGCTGGTAGGGTTCGAGTTCTTCCATCGCGGCGCGGAGCGCCAGTTCGTGCGCCAGGTCTTTGATTGCCTCAATACCCATCATGCGACACCTCCGTTATTTGAACAGGTTCAGGACACGGTTGGCCTTGCGGGCCACGTACTCACCGAAGGTAACCGGCGTGTTGTACGCCACCTGCCGGTCAGCTTCAATGGCCTGGTCAGACCGTTGGGCCAGGATTGCTTCCAGCTTCGACAGACGACTGCGGGCAGCCACCAACGACCACCCTGTGTAGTCAGTCCGTTCGATGCCGAGTCTGGCTTCGGCATTGTGCAAGGCGTCAAGTAAGCGGTTCGTTTCGGCCCAGGCTGCTTCTTTATTCAGTCGTTCAAGTTCATCTTGAGAGTGCATTACAACCTCCTGTATTTTGATAGCGTAGGTTTATATAAACTTCTGAGGTTCTCTGCCCCAGAACGCGCCGTCGTTCTCATCCAGCACTGCACACAGGCAGGCGATGGCCTGGCGGGGGGTGTCACCGTAGCCGCGCAGCAGCATCCACTTTTCACCCGTCCAGTTCTTCCACTCACTCTGTACGTAGGCAAAGTACCCGCCTACCTCCAGGTCCTCATTGTTCTTTTCCACATGGAAAGTCTGTATCACGTCACGCCTCCTTTCAAATCGCGGCCCCTCACACAGAGGCCGCTGTGTACTACTACCCGTTCAGGTACGGGCTTTCTTGACGCCGCTTATTCTTGCGACCGTGGTCAATGGTGGCGGCCAGGTCAGCCCAGCGTGGGTCGCTGTGTATCTGCTCGTCCAGCCAGTGAACGAACTCATACGACTGTGAGCTGCGTTCATCCTGGTACATGTCGTTCTCAGCCAGGCCGGACAGCACACCGACCAGGAACTGGATGATGCGCCCCTGTGTCGCCCTGTGTGCAGGAGCGTAACCATCCCACAAGTAGCGCCCCACACTGCGGCCAGCCGGCAAGCTCAACCAGTTGATGTCACGCAGCACAGACTGAAAGGCCCACTCGTCATCAATGGTCAGGGCCAAACCATGATAGGACACAGGGCCTTTGTTCTCGAAGGTCGCCTGTTTCTCAGAGTCGTCGCCACGATACCAGTCCCTCAAGTCAGTTTCGTATTTGCGGCTCACGCGCCACCTCCCACCAGGAATAACTTGCCGTCCAGTTCGTACCCAACCAGCTTATATATTTCGTACCAGGTGCTGGCGCAGTCCTCACACAGAATGAGCTGACGGGTGTCGTCGTAGTCGTCAGAGCGAACGTATGTGATGTTACTGCTGCCACAGTACGGGCAGTACGCACCGTCATTCTCAACAAACCTGTTGACGTCCGTCACCACAGTTACCTCCTTAGTAGTTCATCGCAAGGAACACACGCTGACCAGGGTCCAGTCGGACTCCGCTGTTCTCAAACCGCAGCCGGTCATTCCAGTTGACCCGCAGTGTTTCGTACTGTACTTCTGCTTCTTCCGGGTCATCACCGCAGTAACTACACAACACGTCCTCCGGTTTAACTTTGAGGACTGCGACGGACGGGGTGGCGTTGCCGGCCAGCTCACGTGTGTGGTCGGACAAGTTTCTGGCTGGGAAAACACCCCCACACTCAGCGCACGTAAACGTCATTCTCATAGTTACCTCCAATTGAAAGGGCCGGGCTCTCACCGGCCCAGTCTATATGTGGACTAACTACTAAAAGGGAAGTTCGTCGTCCCAGCGCCCCTCGGGGTCACCGTCGTCCCACTCGGCCTCGTCAGCGAACAGGTTGCTGATGGCCTGCTCAATGTTGTCGGGCAGACTCGGCTCGTCTTCGAAGTGCGACGGGTGCAGTGGACAGTCGTCCTGTGCGCAGTCGTCACACACCTCACCCTCACGCAGGGCGGCGAGAATGTCGGGGTGGTGCTTCAACCACTCACGTGTGTCAGTGAAAACCACCTGGCCGTTCTGAACGTCCGCCAACAGCTTGCGGTGATACACAGCCATCAGTTTGCCCAGGTCCGTTTCTGTGTCCAGTTCCGCACCCGACGCCAGAGCAAACATGGCGATGACGGGGTTAGCGTAGAACACGCCCTCCGCCCAGTTCAACAGCGTCTCCTGCTCTTCGTTAGTCGAGGCGTTCTCCCCAAGCCGGAAGGAGAGGATGCTGCCCATAAGTGCCTGACCCAGTGGTTCGGGTAAGCTGGTGTAAAAATTGTCGTTATCAACGTGTGCCATACAGTTCCTCCAGAACTTAGAATGTCGTACAAATCTTGCCCTGGCCGTGTGACCAGGGCAGCGGGATTAGGCGGCGGCCAGCTCAGAGAACAGCCGAGCGTAGCGTTCCTTTCCGCTTGCTTCACGGAACACAACTTCACCGTCCACAACATTCGGCAGGTACTGCCCCGCGACCACGCGGACCAGGAAGTCGGCACGCTGTTGCAGTTCGTCGTCTCCCAGGTTCCGGGCATCATGGATGTCATTGGCCTGCATATAGTCCGCCACGGCGCTGAACTCTTCTTCCGCCCAGTTGAATAGCACCTCCTGCTCTTCGACGGTGGATACGTCGTCAACGGTCCCCACAAACTCACCAGCGACGCGGCTCTGAACAAACGACATCGAAAGGCCGTTCACGAACGCTTCTGGAAGAAAGGTGCGGATGGTGTCAGCCACAATAGCCATGTTACAGTCTCCTTTATTTTGTTAGCGTAAAAAGGGCTTGCAAAATCTCCCTGGGTGCACCCAGGGGAGCGAGTTAGGTTGTTACGCTATAATTATACAGCGTAATTTACTGTTGTCAAGTACCAAGTTTTACACTGGCCGAACCTAATATTCCGTTGCGTACTTCTCCCACACCCGGGCTACCTGCTGTGTTACGTAGTTAGCATACGCGTTCAGGTCGTCCACCGGGTCGGGTACAGACACAGTCACAGGAATGACGTGGTTGTACAGCACTACAGCGGGTACCCGGTCGTTGCCACCGACCTCTTTCACAAAGTCGAGGGCCATCAGTGCCTTAACAAACTCACGCTCATGTTCCAAGATGCTGCGCCCGTCAGGTTCCTGGATTAGGACTACCATCCCACCAACCCACGTGGGGACATCCTTCACCAGGGCCCCGGGGTCTTCACCACGACCCCAGGCGTCGAACCACTCCTGCGGTCGTTCGTATACCAGGTCATACCTGGAAACCCAGGAGTTGATGTGGCGGCTGGTGGTCACAGAGTGAAACTGCTGTGTCCGATACATTCGACCGTCAAGGTACATGGCGACGGGGGTCTCATAACTCCAGAGCAGTAAACCCCTGGGACCTAGAACGTCGCTAACGTACTCGTTAGAACCGATTTTTCGTTTGTTCATACCACCTCCCGAAGGTAGTCACTTACGAATAGCACACCCTGCGGCGTGCCCTGTGACACAGGTGCCTTGTACACATAGACGGCGTCGGTGATAGACGGATACGCCCGCCTCGCGGCTATTGCAGCACCAGACACCGTGTACATCACCACGCCGACAACAAACTCCCGATTGTTTGCTGCCGTCAACTCAAACACGTACAACGAAGGTCCACCCATACTATTTCCTCCATTTGTAGAGACCCCCAAGATGGTGTAGCAACCACTCACGTGTTACTTTGTGGTGCTCCAACAGGTTGTAGTAGTCGGTCCACCACACATCTGGTAAAGTTATCCCGTTCCACAATACAGGGGCAACCCCAAGTCTTAGGTACTTGTATAAGAAGTCCATGAGTTCTACAGGGTCGTTAAAAACGTTGAAGAATTTGTACCCATCATCGAACTCCACAGCCATCCAATACTTACCCTCTGGTTCGTCGGATGCTGCCTGTATTGCTTCCACTCTGACTACCTTACTTCGTCTCACATGTCTAAAGAGCCAGTCAAAATTCTTGACTTGGTACGTGCGACCACCAGGGTTTTTCACAAGAGTTGTTGTCACCAATCCTCCTCTCTCCCGTTGAACACGTCGGCCTCGTTCTCACCTGGGTCCTCATCGAACCACTGGCTGCGAGGAGCCAGCAGTTGACCGAACCCATTGTATTCACGGCCACAGTCACAGGTGTTGGCCCACGAGCTGTCCAGCGACAGATTCCGGCCACACTGGCAGCGGATGACAGTCGGCTCCCAATAGGTCCAGCTCTCGTGCTCGATGCCGGCGTATGCGACGTTGTACTCACCCGACACACACTTGCGGTAGTTCTCCCTGGCCGGCTCGAACTCGGAGATAAAGTTACCCTGCTCATCGCACTCAAACGAGTAGGCTGCGCCTGGCGCGTCCAGGTTCAGGTACTTGTGGTACCACCGGTGCGCCGTCTCCCTGTGTCCTTGCGAAATTATCTCAGCCATCCAAACCTCCCTGAGTCACTGTCCACCCGGTTCAGTTTCCAGAACGGACCCCCAGGCGTCAGGCTCAACCCGTACTCACTGAAGGTTTCAAACTGCTGGATGAACCACGGGTGTACTCCGTTCTCGTAGAACCGCTTGATGTCCCGGTGAAAGAAGTCCCACTCGATGTACTCACTCTCAGCTTCATCCACACCCGCCACCCGCCGAACCAGCTTGCCCTGGCGGAAGAAGATTTCAACCGTGTCACGTGCGAACGTGTACCCATAGGCGATACTCATGCCGTCAGGAACCTCGATGATTTGCTGCACGTCGTAAGCAAGAACTTTAGCCATGTGTCACCTCCCTAGTTCGTATGATTGTCCAAAGATACAAGGACCAGGATTACCAGCACGGTGATTACCAAAGGCCACAACATCGCGCACCTCCCTAGTAGCGGGGTCCTCCACAGTGTTCGCAATAGACGCGCTCGTCGGGGTTCTCGTGCTCACACCACTGGCAGACGTAGTAGTTGTCGTCACCGCTCCACTTGTGGATGAACGCTACCATCGCGTCGGCCTCTGTGTCCCATGACAGGTTTCTCGACGCTACTTCCAGTGCCTTTTCTGTGGTCATCAACCCACTCAGGTATTGCTGACCAAACTCAGCCAGCCGTTCGTGCAGGTCTATACACGCAGGGCAAACCAGGTTGAGGTCGCTGTGCGCGTATATGCGAGTGCCATCGCCATGTTTGTGACTTAAGTCACCAAACTCTGACTCAAAGCTGTCACACTCGGAGCACGAACCGAACGAGCCACTCACCCAACCGTATCGACCGTTGTAGTACACCCAGGCCCACCACTCACCCTGGTATGAGCCGAACTCCTCAAACGCCAGGACCTTTGCGCCTGCCCGTTCCAATGCTTCGCGGTATCCCATAACTCACCTCCAGTCTATATGTTGATTAATTTATATAGCGTGGTTACAGGTACTCAGCTTCACCAGCCGCCCGCTTACGTTCGACCTGGCTGCTGCGCTGCAACATCACGGTTTTGACCCGCATCGTGCGGGGGTCAACACAGGCCAGCACTGTGTCTCCGTTCGACCCATCTGGCAGGCATATCTTGCCTGAAAACGTCTTCACAATGACCATGACCTGACAAGACTGTGACTGAGAAATCACGTCCTCGTTCCGGCGTACCGCTTCCAACACCTCAGTCGCGGTGACCACGCCCCTACTCTGAATTTGTTCGCTTGCATGTAACGTCAATTCAATCATCTTCCACACTCCTTGCGCTTATATTATTATAGCGTGGATACACTAAATGTCAAGCATCAGTTGACCACTCCTGCGGGACAAATTTCTGACAACCGACCAGACTACGGCCTGAAAGGCAGCCGGCTCCATACCTACCAGCGCAGCCGCCTCACGATACCCCTGCGCTATCCGGTGATACTTATACCTGGAGCAGTTGACCGGTCCACGCACTCGACCCTCCCAGGCCCGGATGGCCCAGGTGTCAACCACAACCACGCGCTCTGTGTTGTGTGGGTCGTACAGCGACCAGGCAAACCTGGTGACCTTTGGCCCACGCAGGGCCCCCAGGTCGCCGGCCAAAATGCGCCGTGCCTTTTCCTGGTTGGCACTGAAGGCAATGCGGCACCTGCCGTGTCGCACCATCTCCTCAGCGATAGAGATGTTCTGTTCCCAGCGTGTGAGGGGTGACAACACAGCCACCACCCACACAAACGTCTTGAAATCCACACCACAGCGTGTCGCTGCGTATCGGCACTCCTCGTGAGCCTGCCGGTACCAGTCCACCTGAGACAGCTCCATGTTGGTAGCCATCCCGTAAAACATCAGTAGGTTGTCAATCACTGTACACCTCCAAAATCTAGCGGGGCCGGCTGTTACACCGACCCCGTTCTATTACGCGAACACCCCTTGCAGTTCGCGCTCCAGTTCGGCCCAGTCCTCGGGACCAAAGACCACGTAGGCGGACCAGCGTCCTCCGCACACAGTCTCAATAGCCACCGACTCTTGCTTGTTCGCAGCTTGCAGCCAGCGGGCCAGCTTGAGCACCTTGCGGATGGTGACCCAGTCGTCGGTCCACACTTCGACCTTGACGCAGGGCTCCCGGTCGGTCTGCCCATTGTCCTCGCGGATGTAGGTACCGTAGCGCACCGTCTGGGTCGTGTAACCCATCAGCCGCTCGAATAGGCACACGAAGCGGTCGCGCTCCGCCTGTGTGTGACCACACACCGCCACAGCAACCCCGCAGTTGAACTTCAGCACTATTCACCTCCACGTTCAGACAGGACAAACAACAGGATGCCCAGGCAAATACCCAGGCATAACACAACGATTGCCCACGTCCCAAACATCACAGCACCTCCTCGGTCACCTCAAAACATCGGCCACCCAGCCCGTTGAAAACGACCCGGCAGGCACCTACGTTCTGACCTGCCGCTAACAACACACCGGTACCCGCCCCTCCACAGGGCCAGCACAGTTGGTACCCGTTAATCCACAACCAGACGGACAGGTCCGCCTGACACAGAAACCAGCGGATTTTGACCATACCCACCTCCAGGTTCTCTAATCCGGTTACTCCGCTACAGGGCAGAACCAGTACCCTGTAGCCGAGTGGGGACCCTTGCCGAAGGGGTCCCCTATTCAGTTGGCCGTGCCTACGGGGACGTTACGCCTTGCGACCCACGTAGACGTTGCCCTTCAGGCCCCCCGGCAGTGCCTGGAAGCCACCGGTCGAGGCGATACCAGCCATCTTGCCGCTGCTGCTGGGGCCGATGTCCTTGGTCGTGTCGGTCACCAGCACCAGCAGGTCGCCTACCTGGACAGCCAGCAGGTTCTCACCAGCGGGGACAGCCTTGCTCAGGTCGATGGTCAGGGTTACAGGGGTGTTCTTAGTAGCCATGTGTATCCTCCAGATACGAGTTGGTTCCTGGCAGAATTACCAGGTGACAGGGGGGAACCTGTGTCCCCTCTCACCTGGCAGGGACCCCCGGTGCTTCAGGGGTCCCTACAACCGGGTCTATACCTATAGCGGTCCGAATACTAAAACAGTACCTATGATGACAGCACACACCAGGGCAACTTTCAGGCTGTACGTGGCGAGGTAGGCCACTAAAACCAGGGCAACCCCCGCCCATGTAAACGGGGCGGGTACCGCCAGGGCGACGACAATCAGGGCAATTAGGGTCAGTACATGCTTGTTCAGTTTCACGATAACCTCCAGAGTTACATAACAGGATGCCAAGTAGACACCTCACAGGCGGGCCGGTTGTCGTTCCGTGGCGACCCTACTGTGTCTTGCTGTGCCCTCCGTCACTAGCTGTGTGTGACGGCATCGCGGCCTTTGACCCACGTTTGCTAAACGGGGTGGGTATCCGCCGATACCCACGGGTTCCCTGAGTGCTGATGGAGCATAATTAACCCTTTCTCTTGACCGCCACTGCGGCCTAATGCCTCTCCATCACAGGGCTGGCACAAACCGGCCCTGGTGATTAGCCAGGGCCTTGTTACCGGTACGCGGGGCTGAGCTGGGTTACTTGCGTAACCCTACCCAGATATTCCCTTCGATGCCGTTCGGCAGTTCGCAGAACCCGTGGGTATTACCCAGCGCCATGAACTTGCCGGACTTCGAGTCCCCTACGGGGGCGTTCAGGTCGATGGTCAGGATGAGCTTGCCATCCCGGATTTCAGCGGTGACGTTGTCACCGACCTTCTTGGCCGGGGCGCTCTTGGCACACAGTGCGGCCTTGCGGGATGCGGCGGCCTTACGGGCGGCCTCTTCGGCACTCCGCTTGAGCTGCTCTAACTCAGCCTGTGCGTTCTTGGCAGCAGCTACAGCCAGCGCCAGGCGCTCTTCGGCCTCTTTGACGGGGTCAATCTTGGACTTGGCCCACTCAGCTTCGCGCTGGGCACGATACAAACCAGACTGGATAGAATTGGTGGGGTTAGATTTCTTAGACATTTCGAGCTCTCCTTTTGTTTGCATAGTTTCGGTCCTGCTGGGACCATCATCAGTCAAGCGACACAGCTTGAGACTATATCCCGCCCATTGGGTTGGTGCGCGGGGGATTATGGCGCAAGGCATACCTTGCGTTGAATTGGTATAGGGTCAGTGTTTCACTAGCTCATATCGTCACAGAGTCCATCGTTCACGCGAGTTTCCCCGCCGCCGCCCGCCGCGCTCTTGTGTATCCCTACGGGTGCATACATTACCGCCTTGCGTGCTTTGCGATTTTACGGATTTACGCGATATTCTCAGCGCAATCTATGAGATAGCTAAACTGTCGCCCATGCTCACACCCTACGATGCAAGCCATATTCAGAATGAGCCGCGTGTCGGGTCAGTCCTTCGAACGCCCCGCTATGAAAGCTCATCACTATGTCAAGGTTCAGCCGGGAATTTCACCCCGTTCACTGGTATGCCAGTGAGAAAAAATCTGATACGCGCAAAAGATATAAATATGTCAGGCAAGCTCCTCTGTTCTGTGGTGGTCGGCGGTGGTGTTTCCCGCTCACACTCATAATAGTAGTCATAAACTGCCATATTTTCACTTTTATTTTCGGGTTTATTGCCAGTTTATTTTTATAGCGCAACTACGTCAAAAAGCGTTTTTTATTTCCGAATCCGACATGTTTTTATTATATTTACGTCGAAAGTTGGGATTTTACCGACCGGACGCTTTGGGGCTAATTACCTCAACTCCTATCGTACATCCCCCCGTTTTACCCTGTCCTATAAACCTACACACCCCCCACAAATAAAAAGACCCCTCATCGGGGTCTAGTCTGTCTGCGTATAAAAGAAACCTCTGCCTCCCGCCTTTTCGGCCCACCTCCTTGCTGGCGCTGTGACTAACACGTAGGGCATCGTCCCTGGTCGTAGGAGGGGTTCATCTTCCACAATCCCGTCCTCGATAAACCAGGTCTCTTCCCACTCTCGCTTAAGGAACCTGATTGTCACAGGGGTATCATCTATAGGGTACCGCCCGATTTCCAGGTCCGGCAGCTCATCATCCGGTATGTTCAGTTTAAAAATGAAGTAGTTACGGTATTCGTTTTCCGTGCCTATGAAAATACTGAAGTCGTTTTGAAAAAGAGTGTCCATAATTTTTTTATTTTATTTTAAATTTTAAAACCCAAGGGTACCCTGCTCTGTCTCTGTGTCCTTTTTTACCTTCTGGGCCTTTTTAAAGGAGCCTGTGGTCGGAGGCATTTTTACTTCTACTCCGCTCAGTATATCTTCAACGGTCAGTATCTGTATACGGGGATAGTCTTTTTGCCAGAGCTCTGACCGGTAGAAGCCAGCAGTCGCAGCCTCTTTGGTCATCTCACCCGTGGGAGCTTCAAGAGTGACAAATACCCCGATACAGGCGTCAGGTTCCCGTGAAAGAACGCCTACCAAATCTCGGATGTCTCCGCTCTTTACGTGTCCAGATTTCACCTGGACCAGAACCCGTTTGGCCTTTTTACTGGCGTCATCTATGAAGGTAATCACGCCGTCGATACCTTTATCTGAACCTTTCTTCCCCTTCTTGTCGCCTTCACTGCCGCCCAACGGCCTGGCCTGTATTAGTGACAGCGCCCACCACTGGAACTGGTAGCGGTCTTCCTGGGCCAACTGCCGGGCTGCGCCCAGGTCTTCCGGTTCGCCAATCACATCATAGTCCTTGCATGGCACCAGGTCATACATATCTTTGAGCCGGAGTTTGTGCATGGCAATCGCCAGATGGGTGATGTCAATGCCAATCCACTTGCGGCCCAATTTCTGTGCCGCTGCAATTGCGGTTCCACAGCCGGAGAATGGGTCGAGCACAATGTCCCCTTCATTGCTCGACGCCTGGATGACGCGCTCCAGGAGCACAAGGGGTTTCTGGGTAGGATAACCTAAACGTTCTGCCGCTTGTGCGCCAATAGGAGGTATGTCTAATAGAATATCTTGCAGGGCTATACCTTTAACCTCATCCAAGTACCGCTTGTAAGCAGGGACCCCCCCTTTCGGAGGCCAATAGATTCTCCCCTTTTTATCCAGTTCTTCGAGGTTTTCAATGGTATATTTCCAGTGGTTACCCTTTGCAGTTACATCAACGCCTCTCCATGACTCTCCTGAAGACCCGTGTCTAATTCCAGCCGCAGTCAGGTCACTCAGTCGGTAACGCCTTCCTTCGGTGTCAACATGCCGATAGAACTTCTCTACATAATCCGGGTCATGTGGAGTGAATTGCGGGTTCCATGTAAAGTCGCCCGATTTACTAAAGAACAACAATACATCGTGTACCGGGCCGTATCTTTTAGCTGAACTGTGGGCACTGGTCCGCTTCCAACAAATCTCATTTTGAAAATTCTGGACGCCAAACACTGTGTCTAGAATTATTTTTAAATAGTGACTCGCTGTAGGGTCACAGTGCAGGTAAAGACTTCCAGTTGGCTTCAATACCCGATGTAGCTCTACTAAACGAGCAGCCATCATCACCAGGTAGGCCATCATCTGGTTCGACCCAATAAACTGGCGCATGGCACTTATCATGGTGCTTACCTGAGGGTTGGAACTTTCAATAAGTTCGCTATAAATACTTTCTGCGGATTGGCCCCAGTGCCAGGAATCATCGAAGGCCGTGATTTGCGACTCGGAATCATGACCGCTTTCATCTTTGAATAAAACATTGTAAGAACGGCTGGAGTTGAAAGGCGGGTCCAGATAAATTAAATCTATACTTTCGTCAGGGATGTATTCCCGCAGGATACCAAGATTGTCCCCATAGAACAAAGTATTATTTTGTATGTGTTTCACTGTGGTCTCCGGGTTGTTTGGACGAGTTACGTTATTCTACATCATTTCTACAGTATACATAATAAAACTTGAACCGGATACCCAAATAAAAAAGCCCCTGGTTTCCCAAGGGCTTCTTGTTGTTTATTTCTAAGAGGACTTCCCGGAGTCTTTTCACATGGAAACACTTCTCCCCACACCATTCTTCCGTTCTGCTATAATTACATAAAAGAGGTTTCCCATGTCAAATGAGTTATTTCTACCATCAGGTATTGTCAAACACTACCGCAAGTATTTTACTCTTAATGAGGAAGCTCTCCGCCGCTTCCAGGCTATTCTCGAACGGGCAGGAAATGAAATATCAGAAGACGCTGTTGTTATATTTTACGTAGAGCGTGAAGATAGCCGTTTTTACAACACACAAGATATTCAAGAGGTGCTGTCTGACCCTAACGTCAAGAACCGTCGTGTATCCGAGGTCCATATCGAATTGGTAGACAGAGCCACAAACAATATCATCGTCGTGTTTATACAATTTATAAGCAAGTATCGAGTGAATGATTTTTTTGGTTACGAAAGTCGCGTGGTTTTCAAGATATACAACGACAATAAAAACTGGGCTTTGCTTCTTTCGGATGAGTTAGAGCCGCAGCTACAACGCACGTTTAAACCAAAAGGTATCCCAAGTTGGCTGTTATTACTATTTATTGTACCGTTTGGATTGACGACTGTAAAATGGATTGTTCTAAATAACGAATATTTACAATTGCCTGTTAGCTTGATTATGCCAATTACCGCCATGTTTGTGGTGTTCGCTACTACAACGGTGCTATTGAGCTTAGGTAATATAAAAAACTTATATAAGCAGTTATTTGGGCCAGAATCAAGTTTTCTGTGGGGGGACGCAGCGATAGACTATATACAACGAGAGAAAAATCGAAGCAACCTTACCTGGGTGGTTATAGTCGGGTTGTTAGTATCCTTGGTCGCAAGCCTTTTGTATACTTTTTTAGTTGCGTAAAACAAAAAAGCCCCCGGTCTCCCAGGGGCTCTTTCTGTTCGTCTTCTACGTGGACATCGCGTCGTCGTTTCTTGTGATTATATTTGTCACTGTGACACATATAGCAGGCGTGGCGGTGACCCGACAGATGGCGTTTTTCGTACCACCAGTCGGGGGGTTCTTCATCCCCCCAGTAGCCCACGCGGACGGCTTCCCGCTTTCTCCGCAGACTAACCCGCTGTGTCCTTCGTCTGCGTTCTCTTCTGTCCACGTGTAGACCTCCTATTCGGTAATATTGCTCTTTTGGCCTTTCTTCGGGTCGGGGGTTTGCGTTCTCCCACAAGATGAAGTCCCCCACCTACCGGCTCTGGCAGTACAAGATTTTCTATCAGAGCCTTTCCCAACCGTGCCGCCGCGGTTACTTTATTCACAAAGTCCACACTGTCATCTACAGTCGTGGTGTCATCACCCGGGACAACGGGCCCGGATAGTATGTCTATTGTCTCTTGGTAACTTAGTTGCCCAAGATAGAACATTTGGGACACAGCGAGAAGGCGTGCCACTCTAAGTCGGGGTAAATCAGCGTTCACAGTTTCTTTATTGTCCACCCAATACTGTGCCCGTCTACCCACTGTCGGCTCTCCAGAACAGGCACGTTGTCAAACTGAAACACGACAACACCATCCCACGGCCTGCGCTCGAAGCTGACCATCCGCTGTGACCATTCTTGCATTGAGCCACATTGTTCAAAGTACGGTTTAAGCGCCTCCTCAATTGCCTGGTAGTGCGCGGCCCGATGCTCGTATACCTGTTCCAAGAAGCTGTCAAACATTATACCTTCCGCATGTAATTCCAGGTGACAGACAGGGCCGTCCAACCACGCTCATGGCGGCCCCAGGTGTACACGTAACCTCTGGCGTCTGTAACGTTTTTGGTCTCCAGCATTTCAACCCGTTCGTCTTCCTTCAACTTACCTACGACTTCCCCATTAATGTCTGGGGTCTTGCGAATACGCAGGTCGTCCACATTGCTGGCGTAAACACCAAGATTTGACACAGGGGGCTCCGGCGTGATAACTGCTGGCGTGAACCGTAACCAGTCTACCAGGGCCGTGGGTGTACCATTAAAGAAGTGCAGCGCAGGAGGGTACTGTGTCCCTTCCATGCCGGTGTAACGCTTCGCCCATTGTACCATTTTCCAGGTGGCATGTCCCGGCGTAGGAATAGGAAAGTTCAATGCTGGGATGTGGGTGTTCTTCAGTGTGTCCCAGGTTGCCGGAGTGTTCGACATGGGCACAGGCTGTACCATCACCAGGTCCTTCGACCGTCCCTGACTGGCAAGCCAGGTCACCAATTCTGTACTGGCTTCAATCAGGCTGATAGGCATCATAAACAGAATAGGGACCGGAGTGCCCTGGTAGCTGAACTGCGGGTCTTTCAGTATCCAGGCATAGAAGGTCTCCAGCTTGCCCTTCACGAACACATTACTCTCGCGGTATCCGTCGCGCCCGGTGTCGTACAGTCGCAGGACGATACCGTGGAACGATTTGCCTGCCACCTTATTCCGCATGGCGTGTTTAAAGCCTTTGTACTGCCAGTCGGACTCCGGGCTACCTGCCTGGTAGATGTCCGTGTCAGGCCGGAAGTTGTGCACCGCAAACAGCGGAACCCCGGCGCGGTACGCCTTGTCTACATTGGCTGAAAACTGGTCGTCCACGTAGGTGCCCATATCATATTGACCACCAGTGGTATCCAGTTGGTAGCCGTCACTGGCGCGGGCCAGGACAAAATCTACACCACCGGCGACCATCTTTCCGATGTCTACACTACCGTTATTTTTATTGACCTCTACGCCCAGAGCCAACTTTGTGGGGTCAATCCCACTTCCAATACTACCCATAGTTACTCCTTTCATAGTTAGTTACCAATTCATTACTACCCGTATCAAGGCGGCAGCAGTTATTAGCGTACCCAAGATAACGCCCACTACCCAGAACAACAGTCGAATAGCGTCCGCTAATGGCATTCCCATACCAACAGACGCCGCAGTCGCTAAACCCAATAACACCGCGAGTACCGAAAAGAACAACGAACGTATTACAACCCACCCCCACTTAATGCTTTTCATTTAGTCTCTCCTGGCAAAAACAACCCGCCGGATTTTTGTAACAAAGTTTGCATCGCCTCTGGTTCGCCCATGAAAGCAGCCACCCGCAGTCGTGCGCTCTCAATAACTGCGACCAGGTCCAATGCCCCCTGCCAGGTGGCTTCGTCGTACGGCAAATACGTGGTGTCGTTGATGGTCTGCGGCGGGTTAAACTCCCCTGACCAGCGATAGTCCCCTGGGTAGAACACATCAGCACGGTCGGCCCGCTCTTCCTGGCCCCAATTAATTTTGTACAGCTTCCCGTTTGCGGCCTTGGCCCACTTAAACCGGTCTACGTATAACCCAACAAAAGATAACTGGGCCCAAGTTGGCCTAGATAACAAAGCCTGTTTCGCAAGCAGCATCGCCGGCTGAAACTTAAGTGCGTAGACTTCGTCCAGCAACTTCTCAGCCTTGATAAATACTTCATTGGCCGTGTCCCCGCCTACCACTGTTCCCGCCAACACGCTACTCTTGAATTTGTTGTCAGGGGTCAACAGAACTTGGTACACAATACCACTCTCACGATGCCGGTGTTCATCCACCACGATGTCTTTACGTCTCGCCATTCTATTGTCTCCTCTATTCCTATGGCATAGGAGAAGTCCAACGAGTTGCGCCCTTACGGATGAGCCAGTTCTCTACTTCAGCCCAAACCTTCGTCCCATCTTTTACCGGAAATGACGTGATTTCCGTTCGCTTGCCGTTGATGACCTCCACGACCATATCCAAGAACGACCCCGTCAACGGGTCCAGACAGAACAGGTGCCAGCGAAAACCAGAGCCAGATTTCTCACGATACACACGATAGGTTCCGTTGTCCCGCAGGCACCCCCGCACCCAATTCACATCGGACGCGCTGTGCGCCAGGAATGGGTGAGACGCATTGAGCTCAATGCTCCCTACGCCAGGGACTTCGAGTGTTCCTTCCTGCACCCTACCCGGTGCGTCGGCAACCACCCGAAGAACCGCAAACGCCGTGGCTGCGATAATACCCAAAAGAAGGATTAACGTAGGAAGACCATTGTTTCTGTGGCAGCACTCAGTTGCATTCATCCAACACCTCCGAAAGCTCGGATACTAGAAGTTCTATCGACGCTTTACGCGTTTCTTCAGTTGATAGATTGGCACCGATGAGCATATCCAGCCACTGCCGTTCGTCACAGCTCAGTGTTTCCCACACCGGGCCGGCTTTCACATCGCCGGCCAAAGTTACGTCCTCAACCGCTAACCTGTTGCTCAACACAGACCAGGCCAGCGCAGACAATACAGGTTTAAGTTTGGTCAGACGTTCCAGGTTTTCCATGCTTTCCTCCAGGTCACTTAACTAATTACACTATAATTATAGCATAAAAACCTATGAGAAGTCAACCCAGTCTTCACCAATTTCCAGCTTTGAACGCATTGTGTCCCACACATACCCCGAGTTAGACGTGTCCTCTGGCTTACAATTCAGAGCGGACAGCCCCGCATCATCTTCTGATACGAACCAGGCGATGTGTTCGAACGGACTCATGTGCCCGTTATATAGAAGACGTTGGGCCAGTTCAAAGTTATCTCCGTCGTTCTTACCGGAGTACGTCACACGGGCAATGCGCCCAGCAGCTTCCATAGGGTGCCCGCCGAACGGGACGTGTACCCCGCTATACTGCCAGTTGATGGTGTCAATAACATGCTTGACGGAACGTGCAAATATTTGCATGGCTGTGTCCGCGTTAGTCGTCAGGCGAAGTTCCAGAAACTTTTCCCAGGCGTGTTCGGTTCCGGTGATAATCCCTGTAACCATTTTAATTGTCGGCAACAGCCGATTAGCCTGTTCACGAGAAACCCCAAGCTCGGTCAACAGGTTTACGTAGGATACTGCGTCTTCCCAGGCTTGTTCCCACACACGCGATGCTAAGATTTGTGTGTCCTCTGGTAGTGCGGCTCCCACGCTCATTCCCGGGCGGTCCTCATAAAACGTTTCCGGCGTGTAATGTCCCATGCCAACATGGCGGTCAGGTCGCTGTGCGCGTGAGCTAGAAGCGTTGCGGGCAAAACGTCGATGCGTCAAAATCTCGGTCCAGATGTAGACCGGCAAGTGAACCTGTAACGTAATTAAACCGTTATACGCGTACGGTTCGCCCCGCGTGGCAAGCACAGGTAGCACCGTCATTGCATTATTAGTTTCCGTCATCGTCACTCCCGTTTAGTTTTACACGTGAAAATAAAATGTCCGCCAGGCTGACTTCAGACTTACCACAAGTCCACACATTCGTATACTTCGTGTCGCCGCAGCTCGGACACTGAATTGGGTTTACCCTGTTAATCTGGTCGTATTGAGTACCGTTTATCAGCACGTGCTCCCCAACAACCCCAAACACACTCGGGTCATACACGTCAGACCCGCACACGGCACACCTGGTGTAAGGGTGGTCGGGTACATAAACAATCACCTGGTCAACGACGGCCCTATCTAAAATACACGCGTCTGGTCCGATATGATAAACGTTGTTAATCTCCTCAGACATTGTCTCACCTATACCACGTCACCTACAAAGTGCAATGTGTCAGCCAGGGACAAGCCAAAGAACGCACCAACAAGTCCCGTAAAAACCAGAGGATGCACAGCCACATTGAAATACCACACAGACACGGCAGGGATAAACAATAACCACACTATCCGAATCGCCGTGCTAACAAACGGGAAGTGTGAGAAAAAATTTCTGTGCCCCTTTCTGCCAAACCCTACGAAACGCATAACCCACGCGTATATAACGAACCATGCCACCAGGACCGCCCCAACAATCTTTAACTCACGCATCATGCGCCCCTCTGAGTTGGTCAAGCCAAGCAGGTCAAGGTCGGGGTCGAACCACCTGCCTGACAGGTACCCAGCAACGACTCCAACAGAATAAACCGGCTCACCAGACACAACCCCCACGACCAGGGCTGCGCCGGCTGCCGGTATAATCCCATATTTCCATACCTTTAAATGTCCTTTTCCGTCCACTTGTTTTTACCTATAAACGGCGGCTCCTCTCCAATAAAATCGTCCCCGTCGAAAATCAGAACCGGTTTGTAAAGTGCCTCAGCATACATATCTGCGGACGACTTAAACTCTTCCCGGTTGTCTCCTCCCGGACCTATACCGCGAACGGTCAACCCATTCGGTTTACCGGCGTCGTCGTAGTAAACTTCGTGGATTTCGTAATAGCTGCGCGGGTGCTGCTTAACTACTCGGTAATTCCATCCGGCCACGTACCCTCCGTTTCCAACGTTATTAAAGACTCCAGGTCATTAACGAGTCCGCGCAACTGCTCTACTGATAACCAAATAGCTCCGCTGCTGTCCCCGACGTCCACGGATAACATAAAAGTTCTTTCTCCGTTATCCCCTTTATCTGGCTGTATCGCGGCTGACCCGGAACAATAACGAGAACCACACCCGCACGGGACGTAAATCATTGGACGGCCCAATTCATTTCTTTCCATCGTCCTCCTCCTTTGCCATTCGGATGATGTCAGCCAGGGTCTCAATTATTTCTCTGCGAATGTCTGGGTCTATTTCTTCAAACCCATGCTTAATACCGCGCCGGTCACAAAGGTTTGCTACAACACCACGGGCCGCCCGGTAAGCCCAGTCTCCCTCAACTACAAACCCTTCTCCATCCGGGGCATCATACGGCCACTGTGTCCCTGCCTCAAGGTTCCATTTTGCGTAATCGGTCACTATGTCCTCCTTAAATCAAAACGACCCGTTATTCTTTCGGGGCGTTAAAGATGGAAACAGGCATTGAGGCCGCACTTACTGACGGTATTTCTACCCAACAATACAACGTGCCATGGTAATACCACAGCCTGCCAGGTTGCACGCGGGCCAGGTCTTGTAAGCATTCCTCAGAAATCACATCGCCGCTTCCGTCTACGTCACCAACTTTTGCAATAATCCCCCGAACAAATACTTTTGGGTCGTTATCGCTGCTAAGAATAACATTGTTCAAAACGCACCATCCTTTAAATTAAAAAAGAAGCCCCCACCCAGACGTGCGCTGGGTTCTCCTGATTACAGGTCAGGTGCGTCACTATATACGCTTTAGGGGCAGTCAAAGCCGAAGGAGAGATTTGAACTCTCAACCTACCCGATACGAACGGGCTGCTCTACCGTTGGGCTACTTCGGCGTACGGGTACGGGCATTGCGACAGAGGCTCGTTAGGTAGTGGCCCTAGATTTGTTATGCGCTTCCTGCTGCGGCAAGGGGAACCACTCGCGCTTCCACCCACTCCGGCTTGTATCCCGGTTTGTACGTCCTTGACCCGTTAGTTTTAAAAATAGGACACAGCGACCTGTGTCCTTCTGCACCAGGTTTACTACCACCTCACGGATACTGTTTAGCTATTCGACTATCCGCGGTTCATCGAACGTGCTTTAGCAAGGTCTTCTTTGTACTTGAGAAGACGAGCCTGGTACATAGTAGCGGGGGAGAGGGTCGAACTCTCTTAAGGAAGGTTATGGGCCTGCCGGGTTCCGAACCACCCCGCTTCAAATCAACTAACTTTTACGTACCTAATTTCTTTTGCTTGTCGTTCTTCCGTCTGTCCTACGTAGTACGCAGCCACAATCAAAGCATCCACATTGGACATGTCCACGGCCTTACCATACAACTGACCTGCGGCAATCTTTTCCTTAATGGTCCGTGCCATGAACTCAATCGAAAGTTTCTCTACATCCTGATACGGGCCCATAATCATTCTCCTGGTTTTGCTGGCCTAGAGTGGTCATCCAGCGCGGGGTCAGTGCTCGAACCCTTTGTACGGTGCTTCTTCCGTCAGTAGGATTGAACAGCGGGCCTGTTCTCCCCAGCAAGTCCAGTTGCAACGACTGTCGGCTATCACTGTGTGCCGAATGACTAGGCGGGCTGGGAGCGTCTCGAACGCTCACTTCCCGTTTAAACGGCGGGTGTTCTGCCTAATGAACTTCCAACCCGTGTGGACACAGTCGCCGCTGTGTCCGTTTCGTGCTAGTTAATTTCGTGGTACTCCAGCACCGCCACATCGGGGAACCGGACGTAGCCTTCGTCCGCGTCAAAGTAATACAGTTCTGCCGCGTTCAGCGGGGCAGGCCAACGCTCTTTCCACATCACCACCATTGCGCCCGCCTCTTCTTCCGTCACCGTGCCGGTGGACGCCAGGTAATTCGCCAGGTTGCGAACCGCACTCAACGCGGCCTCATACTTTTTCTGCGCCCGTTCGAACGTGCCGATTGCGGTGTTCTGCCACTCCTGCCAGGGGCCGTCATCGGACAGCACCCGCACACCATCTTCAACCACACGGGCCGTGATTTTCTCCGAACACCAATCTTTCACTACTTCGATATACACGTGTAATCCTCCTAAACTAGTAGAATAAAGGACCAGAGCGGGAGAGTGGACTTGAACCACTACCTCCTCCACTGCCTGTTTAAGCTACCAGTCACAGTGGCGTGCTGTACCGCACTATACACCACCCCGCATAATAGGGACACGGGCAATCCTTAGTCATGCCGCTGTGTCCCATACCGCCCATCCGTCTTTCCCCGTCCTTCCCCGGTCTGGTTTCCCCTAATCCCTGTTTCCAGGGGAATGGTAGAACTCTCAGTCACGTGATGGGCAGTGAGTGGTGACGGCTGGATTTGAACCAGCATTACCCATGTGGGAACCTGTTTTACAGACAAGCGCGACTAACCGTATTCGCATCGTCACCGTAAATAAACTAAATTTTTGTGGTACACCAAAAGACCAATCTCCGGGGGACTAAGGCGGTCAGACCCTAGTCCCCCTTTACCTGGAGGTTGAAAATGAAGGGGCGGTCAGACCCCTAGAGAGCGGGGCAGGGGTTGAACCTGCTACCTCCTGGTTGTCTTACCCAGGGCTCCTACCGCGGAGCTTCCCACTCTGGTCGAGCGTCCCAGCGTCGTCTGGGTTAGCCGGTCACGTTGGTGGCCTCCCGCTGAACCCGGCGCGGTACACCTGCCATACCGCTGGCGTCCGTTCACCACATCACTCGAAGTAAATGTCCCAGTCCACAAAGCCCCGTCAGGGTCGGGTATCTAACCTGGATACCACCACTCTATATTTCAAGAGTTTCGATGGGTGGGCGGGCTTATCACTGGTTTGTCCCTGTCGCTGCCGGTCTGCTTGCCGACTGTCATCACCACTCCGCGCTAAATCCAGGTGACGGAAAGGAGAGATGGTTACTCCTCTGGCGGGCTGTCTTTTCCAGCGGTCATTGTCCGACTGAATTGTGTCCGGCTACCGAGTTTTTTGATGTGTTGGTAAATGGATTGGGTATGCGCCAAAGAGCCTATCCTCTGTAATAGCTCCTGATAAGTCACCAACACGTCTCTGACCCGTTCCAGTCAGTCGCAACCAAAAGGCACTTGAGTGATTCGAACACTCGTCTGCGCCGTACAACCGGCGCGTTTTCCCAATTAAACTAAAGTGCCGTCGTCCCTACGTTCCCGTCATTACGGGTCTATGGGTTGCCTCAGTCCCAACTCTGGAGGTGAACATGACTGGCCACACCTGGCCAAGGCGGTGCCGGGGGGGAGTTGAACCCACAACCTCCTGTTTTGGAGACAGGTGCTCTGCCAATTGAGCCTCCGGCCCGTAAGATTGGGACACGGTGAGGTGCCTGAGAATAGCGCCGCGCCAGTTATTCTTCGTTCGTTTATCGGCCATCTCCTGGACCCTCCTGGTACTGGATGCGCCCCCGCAGTGCCACGTACTACCAGGATTAGAGCATTCCGACTACCCACGACACCGAGGCCACTCACCTAACTTACAGGTCGGTGCGGCTGACACAACCCGTGTCCCAAATCTTTAAATTAAGTTTTCTTCCCAACGCACCTCCCACGGGTTCTATGGGTTGCCTCTGTCCCTTCTTGTCCAACTCGCAGTGGACCCGGTGGCATCGAAGCCACGTCACTCAGCGCCTTTAGTTCTCCTGATGTAGAGTCATTCCCGTTATATCCTGCGGGTCAGGTCTTACCACCCCCACCACCTGGTTACTTACGCGAAGGCCAGGACTTCGTCAGACACAGGTGCTACGATAACTTTGCACCCAAACAACTGTTCAGCTAAAGAGACTTCGTCTTTATTGGCTTTTGTTTTTTGTGACTCTCGGATTAGTTTGACACCAAGCTCGAAACCTTGCGGGCCCTTAGTTGCCGGTCTCTGCCGGCTGTCACGGTGTCTGGTTGGCACATTTCCTTGACGCGTTGTGGCATACGATTAACGCCTTCACTCGACCGCCTCATGCTCTGTGTGTCACCGTTTACACGTTTAGGTTTAACAGTTCCGGCTATGACGGCGTCGCTCTCGCGCAAAGGCTCTGAGGGCGTTACACGGGCGTCCAGGAATACTCTCGGACAGTCTCACCCTATCCTGTCAAACCCGCAGTTCCTCTCGTTGTGCGGGCAAACCCGTGCACTAGCACTGTTGTAAAGTCTCGAACCACACAGTTCTTTGGAACTCCACCTGTTACCAGGTATAGAAGAAGACCGCGTAGTCGTCTAACAGCAGCGATTGTTTCCCTGTGGTTCTTACCAACTCCTCGCGTGTCCCGCTGTGTTAGGCTTGATTTCAGGTTGCGCCTCCCTACTCTCTTCCACTCGCCACTCTTTAAAGGATGACGTGCTAAGTCAACCTCCCGTCAGTCTCAGCCGGATGTGACCACCTGGTGTGTTATTACTACAAACACCACCAGGCTCATCCAAATAATATACGGTTGTTAATGTGCTATTAAAAACATTTTATATTTCTATGTATAATTATAGCGCGTTAACCACCAGAAGTCAAGCAGTTTATTCACTTTCTTTTGCAATTCTTATAAACTCTTGCTGCGCTACCCTCAACCACAGTCGTTCAAACGCGGCGTTGCCGCTGTGTCCATCCGCCAAAATACCCCAGTCTTTACGAACTGCATCCAGGTCACGGATGTTTTTAATCATCCTACGGTACTGAAGCAGGTTCGCAGTTTCCAAACCAATAAGAATTACCAATAATAAACAAACCATAACCGTAATCATAGCCATTTCCTATATGTTATAATTCGGCCTATGAGCGACACACCTCTTATCCATTTCCGTCACCGCGTGGGCGACGGAGTTCACTATATTACCGAACACCCCCGCACCTTCAAAAAAGACGGAGAAACCCAGAGGGGAGACACATCCGAGCTTTGTATATTGCTAAACCTTGAAATCGTGTTGTCCTGTTTCGGACTACCAGGGCTGGACGAGCTGTGGAACTCCGTATACCCAAACGATTTCATGTCTGTGGAAGATGTGTCATATATCATGTCCACTGCCATCGCGTTCTCGGACGAGTTCAATCCTAGAATACCGGATAATGTGGCTGACGTTCTGCGCGACGTGCAAGCTATGCACTGCGACGAACTGGCAGACGCGGCAGAAGAGTTATTAAAATCACAGGGGGCTGTTGTTTAACGCCGCCAGTTTACGCTCCATCTTTTCGATAAGAGCTTCCACTGGGTCCACACCCTCGGCAATACCCGCTACAATCGCCATGAGAATAACATCCCCAAGTTCTTCGGCGTAGTGCGTTGTATCCCATGTTGGTTTGTTCTGCGGGTTGTTGCGCACCCAGCCACCTTTTCTTTGAAGCAAAAGTTCCCACACCTCGGCCTGCTCCGTTGTGAGAAACCCGAGGGCCTCCATAGCTTCTGGGTACTTCAATCCCCTGCGGTCATAATAGTGCTTAACCATCTCCGTTAATTTGTTATCCACCGTTCTGCTCCTTTTTAAACGCGTCTATCCACGTCCACCCAGTACGTGGTGTTACTCTATATATCTCTGCTACAGTGTCCGCTGAAAAAGACAGACCCCGCGACTGTAACTCTTGCTGCAAGCGACCCGACCGTGCGTCGTCAAAGAACTTAGCGCGGCGGTATTTCAGGCGTTCTAATTTCTCTTCCCTGGTTGGCACACTAGACGTCTGGTTCTGTCCACGTGTGGACTGCCCGCGCTGCTCCCTACGCGCCGCCTTGGCCATCTCTAACCCATCCAGCAACTCATTGTGCTGTGTACGGATAGCCAGTAGTATAGCTGCCGGAACGGTTAACAAGGTCAACATTGCGCGGGCTGCAATCAAACTGGTGTCTTTGTCTACGGTCCACGACGGCACACTAGCAGCATCCAGCAACACATTCATAGACAGGATTACAGCCAGGTAAAATAGGAACGTTCCGATGGCAATTCCTACCGGAGCTTTTAGCTTGTCGTCGCGGTACTTCCTGTTGTGACTCCAGAACGATATGATAGTAGACACAGACGCCATACCCATGACCTCGACCACAAACGCAATAGCCCCCGCAATTATTTTGTCAAACGCTAAACTGTTGACCATGTGCGCCCACGACATCGCCGCTGGTGCAAGTGGTGCCAGCCAGGGAGCAACGGCGGTCAGTGCGTTAACAATAGAGCCTTCCGTGTCACGAATAAAATTGTTAATTTTGTCAAAAAAGTTTTCTTCTTTCACCGGTAAACCCTCCTGTTAAGGGTAATGAGGCTGTCTTTCAACAGCCTCATTCGAACGATATTTCAACTTCGTTTTTAATTCGGTCTTCCGGTATTACCCGGAGGACCCCTGGATATTTGTACGGAATGACCGCACCCCCATGACCCGCCAGTCCGCGCACCTGTCCTGGTTTTAATTCCTCCAGGTAGTGGTGCGTGCCATCCCGTCGTACTCTAAAGTAAAACCACTCCTGTTCCCCGTGTTTACGTACTGCGACTAATTCACCATCTAAACCGGGTTCACCCTCCCACAGTGAAGCTAACATGCCTATCTCCTAAAACTGTGGAAGTCTTCTTCTACACGCGCCTTTTGTTGTGTCTGCTGTTGCTTAGGGCGGTTTCCCTGTAGCGTTGGATACGACGGTTGTTCTGTTCTTCGCCCGTGGCCCTGTTCTTGTTTACCACCGCGGTGCGAAGACTGCTGCTGGGGGTACCCGTTGAACTGTTCCTGCCGGTTATTCTGCTGTTGCGGCTGGTTATTACGAGCAGTGCCGAAAATATTTGAAAGGAAGTCTCCGCCCCCGGTCATACCCACCAAGCCCCAAACAAGAAGAGGTTCTGGAACCACTTCCAGGAAAATACCCAACACAGCGGGAAAAGCAACGGAGAACGGGTTTTCACCAACGGTTGCCCAGCTATATCCCTGGGCGTTAAGAATGCCGGAGACGTTCGTAAATATACCGTACCCGTAGCACATTAACCCTGCGACAGCCAACGTCAAGTTGTCACCCATACCCTGCTTGTTCCAAATTAATTGCACCACCGTGACCCCGACGGCTAAAACAATACCCACCCAGGCCATGTTCGGCACGTTGATGTTGAAGCCGTCGTATGAGAAGTTCATACTAACCACCCAAAACACGACAGCCATAATAGTGCCCAAAACACGAAGCATTTTGTTATACACTTCGAGCGTCATAACACACCTCCAAAACAAACCCCCCGAATATTCTGCTATATTATTATAGCATAGTATCCAGGGGCAAGTCAATACCTAGTTTATTTTTATAGCGTACTAACCAATCTCACACAACGAAAAGTCACAGTTCTCACAGTGTGTGCAGCCGCCCTCCTTCACCAGGTTACCATCACAAACAGGGCACTTGTCCTTCTTTATATTTTTCGGTTGCAGAACCTCGACCTGCCGCGAACCGTTGCGATATACAGTCAGGCCCTTAATGTACGGCGTCTTCCACGCTTCCATAAACATCTTAGCCACAGTCTCACGGCGAGTGCCGTTCGCGCAGTTAATAGTCTTTGACACGCCGCTGTCCACAAACCTCTGAGCAGCGTTCTGTACCGCGATGTGTTCCTCCCAGGTGACCTCCTTTGCGCCGTTAGCAGACACAGCGCAGCGGAAGTGTTCCTGCTCAAACATGGGGTGGTGGATATTATACGTTCCTGTGTTATCTGTGCGCACCATCAGCTCCGAAAAAATAGGTTCGATGCCACTTGAGCACCCAGCCAGTAACGAGATGGTGCCTGTCGGCGCGATGGATAATAAAGTCACGTTGCGACGCTTTACGGGCAAAACCTGGCAGGCTTCTGGAACGCCCAACTCCTTGCCGAGTTTTACAGACTCATCTTCAGCAACCGTGTAAATGAACCCCATGATACTTTCCAACTCGACCAAGGATTTCTGAGAACCGTAGGCAATCCCACGTTTAAGCAAATAATCCGCGTACCCCATAATGCCTGTTCCCACGGGTCGGTTGGCAGCAGCCCAATCTGTGATTTCCTTTGTGGGGAATGTGTTAACGGTGATGACTTTGTCCAAAAAACGAACAGACAGTCGCACCGCCTTTTCCATAAGTTCCCAATCCATACGGTTGTCCGGCGTAATAAACTTCGACACGTCCAATGAACCTAAGTTGCACACACCATAAGGAGGAAGTCCCTGCTCACCGCACGGGTTGGTGGCATAAATGGTCTGCCCAGAATACTTATACGGGCTGTTATTCGTCTTTTCGAAGAACAACATGCCGGGCTCCCCATTTCGCCAGGCTCCCTCAACAATGGTATTGAACACATCCCGAGCGCGAAGCTCCTCATATTTAACGCCGTTAAACTCAGTCCAGTACGTGCCGTCGTTCTCGACTGCCTGCATGAACGCGTTGTCCACCATGACGGAGATGTTCGTGGTGGTCATCACGCCTTCTTTTTCCTTGGCATTGATGAACTTCATAATGTCTGGATGGTATACCGTCATTACACCCATCATAGCCATCGGTCGGAAACCACTTTGTGTCAAAGCGGACATGTCTCCGCAGACGGTGTCATAGAATTTAATCGGACCCCCAGCGTATCCGTGTGCAGAACCAGCCACAGGGCTGCCCTCGGGACGAATAAACGATAACGTAGTTCCACACCCGCCGCCTTTACGGGCAATTAAAGCGTAGTCGAGTTTGGTCTTATAAATATCTTCAATGGTGTCCTCGAACGGCAGTACAAAACACGCAGATAGACCACCATTCGGTTTACCAGCGTTAACGAGTGTCGGGGAGTTGGGGATGAAGTAAGCGTTTTCCAACATCGCCAGGGTCTCGTCATAATCCGGGTCGTCCCTTCCTAATACGTAGTCAACCACGCGGACGGCCACATCATGCCAGGTAGTTTCTCCTGGATGAAAATAACGCTTCTCCAAAATATTCTGACCAACGGGGTCAATATCACGAACGTGTATAAATTGTTTACTCATCCTTGCCTCCTAGAGAGAAAAATGTGCGGGTCGTATGATGACCCGCACGGGAATATAAAGTTGTTTCGTATGTGTTGTTAGTTGGGTTTTTCAACCTGCCAGAAAATGAGGGGCAGCGCGATTTGTGCTCCGAAGCCACGGTCGATTTCTATACCGCTTGTCATAACCTTCTGAATAGAGGCGCGATACACATCACCCGTGTCTTTGTCACGGACCTCAATCATCTCCGCTCCCAGTTCCTGAGCTTGTTCCAATACCAGCGCATCCGTAGCGATAGCCAGGGGTTTGCGCAAAAAATGCCGCTTACCCGACAAGGTCTTACGAAACACAATACCGTCTACCGCTCCAACAATGTGACCGTCTGACGAAAACATAGGTGTAGATGCCACGTCACTCCTCCTCTTTAGTCTCGTTGATAAAGTAACGGGAAAACTCTCGAAGACTCATCACAACCAGGCTGTCCTCATACCTCGCACCCTCTGGATGAATAACCGCAACTGGAATATCACCCGGCTGGTCCCTGTTATTTTCCGCCTGCGCTACAGCGCCTGTCATTAATCCCCAGGTCGGCCTGCGAGAATGCTTGACTTCTATACTCCAACCTGACGTAAGAATATCGTTCTTCCCCCCGTTCTTATCCCCATAGTCAGCACCACGCCGTTTTGCCCCAGGCCAGAACCGTGCAATCTCTGCTTCAACATGCTTCCAGGTCTTCGGTGGTTTCGTCATAATAACCTCTTCAAACGCGTACCAATAAAAAACACTAACACTAATTTAGTGCAATCTCAGCTTCGTCACAGAACGCATCCACCGAACTGGAAGTCAAAACGAGAAAATAGTTTTCACGTGCAAAACGAATAGCGGCCATCCAGTCTTTAACCACGTCTCCTGAATACCACACACGGGGTTGTGGTTCATCTTTCGAACTCACAACGACGCCGCGATACGTTTCAGGTTTACCTTCGTCGTAGTCAATACGAATAATACAAATCATTCCATGTTCTCCAGTTCTGGTAACCATTCTGTTGGGCAGCCCCAACCAAACCGGTCAAGGTTTTCATCCACAGTGTCAACTATCACGCGAAAGTCGTCTGCATCAGACAGCAGTAAAGGAATACAGTCCTCCAACCGCAGTGAGTGGGATTCCATAACCAATTCTCCATCTATATAAAGACCCTGCCAGTCCCCACTCTGTGCTTTCAATATGCGGATTGATTTCATTGTCCAAACCTCCTGTTGATAGGTGTTTCATTTGCCTGCTTACGTACGCGCTCGATGTAATCCAACTCTGGGCTCCCCCCAGTAATGATTGGCGGCGGGTGGCATTCTCGGCAAACGCAGAGAAGGTTAGTGTAGTGTTCTCGTGGGTCGCCCGCTGTGTCCCCCCGCCCAAATGTGTGGTGGACATCAGAACGTGGAGTTCTTTTTCCATGTAGGAAGAAACAAAAGACGCATAGGCTTCCATCACGCTCGATTGCAAGAGCCGATTGAACCCGCCTGTATTCCTGTAGGTCTTTTTTCCTCTGTTCTTCTTCACGGCGTTTATCCTTCTTCTGTGTTTTTGGCGCTGCTGGCATGTTTATCCTTCACCATCCACAAAAAACGTCGGCCTTCTTTTTGTGTGTACACAGGCCACCCATTCAGGTTCATCTCACGAATAACATAGGAGACCTGGCTCGTTGTCGAGTTGGACACAGCGGCTACATCGGCAGTTGTGAACCACACATTCAGGTGCGCTCTAATCCAGCGTTCAATACGAAACCGTGCTGTTCTTCCTGTTGCTACTGGCATGGGTTATTTATCCTTACATGCTGGGCACAGAATACGGATACCTGGTTCGACCACCCAGCCGTACTCTTGGAACAGCTTGACCACGACATCATCTGGCAGGTCGGTCCGTGACACGTCATAATCGAACTTTATTCCAATAGACAGGTCGCACGACACACAATCAACGAAGATGTGTGCCCAGTGAATGGACCAGCGCATGGCGTAGGACGCCTGAAAAGCAACCCGCCTGTGCCCCTGCTTCAGGTAAAACGTACGACCGTCTTCTGTCTGGAGTTTAATAGGGTCTGCCATATTTACCTCGGCGTCCAATCTAGTTCGCTTCTCGGACCACCACAGCCTGCACAATGACCCCGCTGGTCGTTCTTGGTCCACCCAATACCCAGGCGTCTCCACAAATCATTTGGTTGGATAAGGTCAGACAGTTTACTCATTACTTCTCCACAGGCAGCCACGGTACGTCACCAGGATTAAGGTGCAGAGATAAAGCAAACATCAGGCGGGTGAACGCGTGCGCCAGGTGGTCGTCTGATTTGTCTTGCGCCAGGTATCCGTAGATGTGAGAGAGTGCGTGATTTAAATGGTCGTTGATTGAGATGCGTCTCCAGTTGTTAGGCGCATAACGACGTGCCCCGTAGTCTAACACGTTCGCTAGTGCGAACATGGTCACAGGGTCAATCAGGTCAAACCGGTAGTCCAGCTTTGACTGCATACCACCGCTGGCGCTGACCGCAATGGGCGCATCTTTTCCGATGCCCGAAATTTTATACGCCGTGACATCTGGGTAGGCACCAACCTTGCCTTCCTCCAACAAACTACGCATCTGGTCCAAGTTATTTGCGATGGTGAACACAGCGGCGATGTTTTCAATGAACTCCACTACCTCGTCCCAAGTGTCCGCCCGAAACGCGTCAACGGTTGAGCCCTGATTATGGGTTCGGGTAAACAGCACCCGCTTTCCTGGGTGGTTGCGTAAGTTCTCCGGGTTGTCGTCAATAATTACGTCCGCAGGAATAAGGTCCTTGCGGTGGGTCACCACGTACTGGGCTCTGTCCGGGTTGCCGTTATTCGCTGGAATAAACCCATACTCCACCAACCAACTAAATTTGTTAGGATGGTCGCGCACGGTCACAAACAAGAGCTCGTGGCCTGCCTCCCGTAGAGCGTCTACCCCATCTTTGGCGGTGTATACCGGTGGTACAAAGCGGTACAAATTAAGGTCTTCCAGGTAGTCATAAATTTTGGACCCGCACTCCGGCTTCACAAACTTCGTCAGGTCCCACTCTGTAATATCAAACGGCTCTACGGTGTCATCGTAGTCGCGGTTGTACAAATCCAACCAGGTCGGAAGCAGGTCGGCCACCACGTCGTCCACGTCAACTAGGATTTTCATTTTTGCACCCAAACTGTACGATACTCAGGAGCTTTAAGGTTTTCTTTGTAAACTTCTGACTGACTGTCCGCGCAGTACCCGGCAACCTGGTCAGCCATGTTGTTGTACCTATTCGGACCATGGGCTTTAATGTGTTCCGCAGAAATCCGATGACCGCCTTTATTAAGTGTATAAATAAGACGGGCCCAGATAGGTGTGTTTGTAGCCGGAGTAATTCCTAGCAGGACTTTGTTAATCCCACTGATAACATACGTACTGTCCGTCATAATTTTTACGTCACACGGCTCGGGTAGTTTGGCCAGGCCGCCAATAACCGCCTCAGTTTCCATGGCGTTATTCGTAACCAGACGGGCGTGACCACCCACAATAATGTGCCCGTCGTCTGAGACAATCACGGCAGCCCAGCCACCTTTACCTGGGTTACCCCTACTCGACCCGTCAGTCCAAATTTGTACTGATTTCATTTACACCTCGTCGGAGTTGCCCATCGTGGCCAAAATAAACTGAAGGGTCTGACCCAGAAGATTTTCTAACTGTTCGTCCGTAATTCCCATAGACTCAGCTAACATCCTCTGCTGTGCTGGGACTTTCAAATCAACGGTCAACACGGCGTACACAGGGTCTTTAAGTACAACCTTTAGCTTTGCTGGTTTCATACAACTAACCGTCCTAATCTTGTGATAACCGACACGTCCAAACTTTCTGGAGGAAGTTTCATACGTACGTACAGGGCCTCACGATAAGCTCGTTCTAATGCAGGTGTGACAAGGGGCTTTCCTGCCAACTCTCCCAGGTCGGCCCCCTGTCCTTTCAAGCGCATTGCAGCACCGTACGCGGCAGCGATGTATATCAAAAGGTCGTACGACGGGTCGTCACTTTCTACCGTTAAAAAACCGTCAGTAACCGCCTTAGCGACCTCTTGAATACTCGCGCCGTAAGCTGCCATTAGAACGCGTATTCCTCGTCGTCGTCATCTTTTGAAGGCTTCGACTGGCCGGAGCCGCTCTTACCAGAAAGTTTCTTAAAGTCTTGCAGGGTGAACGTGGGGTACTCGCGTTCTTCCCCATCTTCAGTCTTGCCTTTCTGGAGGGAAAACTCCGTGGTTACGATGACCTTGTCACCTTTCTTCAGCAGCTTGTTAACGGTCTCAGCCTGCGGACCCCAAGACGTTACGCGTATCCACGTCGTCTCCTCACGACCCTCGGCCCCATCCTTTCCGGGAATCCACTTCGTAACCGCGATTGAAAAATTTGTAACCGCCCGGCCAGACGCCAGATAACGCATCTCCGGGTCCCGGCCTAAGTTTCCAATAAACTGACACTGGTTTGCTAAATTAGCGAACGCCATTACAACACTCTCCTTTCGGGACGCATCTTTACATAAGTTATGTTTCTGTGCTATAATTATATAATGGTTTTAATAATTTGTAAAGAGGGAAAAATTTATGGGTGTAGACTACAAACTAGAAAGCACGTTGTTAGACCGTCTGTTGTTGATAAACCTGATTAAGCAGCTAACGGCGAAACAACAGGCCACTGTTGCCCTACGAGCAGCCGGCTACAAACACAAAGAGATTGGTGCGATTTTTGGAATGACGCCTGCGTCAATCGGGTTCATTGAACGCCACGCCTTGCTCAGACTCCAACAACTTATACGGGAACAAAGCAATGACACAATCACACTTTCATAGTTGCATGGCTTGTGGGAAAACAATCACGTGGGCATTCGCAATATGCGAAGACTGTGAGCGTATTTACGGAACGCGTACCCCACAGTGGCCGGAGTGGTTAAAGTTTCTGTGGCGTGACGAAGCGCGTAAACGCAGGCAAGCAAAACGTCGTAGCCAGTTCGAAGTTGCAGTAGACGCAGAGGTTCTCGACAACTTACGGGAAGAGGAATCAGGACGCAAAATTGCCGCACTCTTCGAAGAAATGAAATAACAAATTTGCGTGGAAATTTTCACGCAAATTGCAGTGCCGCACGTGAAGGTAGTTTAGATTTTTCATGCAATTCTATGAAAAAACAAAATTGCAATATCTGCCCACAAAAAACCAGTGTATTTGCACAGTTTTTTGCAAAGGAGTGTTATGAGTAACGACATCGTTCCAAAAGGGGAACCTATTACAAGCGACGAGGAGTGGCAGTCGATTGTTGAAAAGTTAGTTAACGAACTAAGGCCGTCAGAACTACCTGACAAAGTGGTTCGTGCAACAGAATATCTTCTTTCAGGCTGGCCGCGTTATAAGGTGGCTCGTCAACTGCACGTTGACACAGCGACGATACGCAACTGGATTACGGAGTACCCCAGTGTGGCAGCTACGCTGGCGCTTAGAGACAAGCTGCTCACTAAGTGGAGACTGGGAAAACTAGAACAGCAGTTCCAGCTTGCCATGGAGCGGTCGGAAGAAATTCTCAACATGGAGTTGGACGGAACCTACGTCAACAGGGACGGAGAAAAGAGCTACGCAAATCCGAAGGTTCTACCGGTTCTTGCAGCGCAGGTGCGTTACATGATTGGCCTGGCGGTAGGACAGAAACTGGATATTCGCGTAACACACGAGATGGGGGAGACTGTGCTTAAGGCGCGACAGGATGCGCTTGATTACCTGGCGGACAGGCTGTCTGAAAAAGACGAACCGGTAGAAGTTACGTACCGCGTTATTGACGAGAGAAGAGACACAGTGGGACCGGTGTTAAACGAACACGGTGAGCCGCCATTCGGGAAGATGGGTGAACTCGACACCAACGAAGAGGGCACACAGTGCCACGTGTGCGGAAAACGGTTTAACGGTACAGGGCTTGTCAAACACATATCAGCCGCGCACGACACGACCGTAGAGGATTACGAACTGCTCTACATGCTTCCTGAAGGAGCCGTTCGTAGCCTGGGCAGGGACATTTAGCACAAACTGTGTCCAAATCGTTTGGAGGGTGCAGTGACATTTTTCTTGTGGAAAACATAATATGAGAGCTGAACAATTACAAAGCCTAACAAAACGCGACCCGCTGGCCTTCGGAGTAGCTTACGTAGATTTACTGGAAGACCGACACTGGGAAGTATCAACCAGGGCGTGGGCTACAGAAATATACCAGGCAGTCAACCCGTGGTATATAGAGCGTGACCCAATTGGACGCGCCCGGCGCTTGGTGGTTACGAAATCAACGCAGGCCGGTATCAGTACAATGGCACTTACGAAGATGCTGCACTTTGCCACCAACTGGCCTGTCCGTATTTTCTACACACTGCCGCGCCAGCAAGATGTGCTGGACATGGTAACCACACGTATGGACCCGATGATTGCAGCGTCACCGTACCTGCGGTCCAAACTTGGACAACCAGACAGCGCACATGCCAAGAGAATAGGTGATAGCTATGTATTCTTTATGGAGCTCAGTGTAGAGCCCCGTATGATGCCGGCTGATTCGTTGTTCGTGGACGAGGTTGACCTGAGTAACCCGGACTTTATGAGCACGGCGCTCAACCGCCTGGATGCTTCCAGATGGAAACTATCAACCTATCTATCCACGCCTACTGTACCCAATTATGGCATCCACGGTCTATACAATGCGTCTGATATGCGCCAGTGGTTCGTTAAGTGCCCGGCATGTAATCACGAACAGACGCTTGACTGGGAACAGAACCTCCGAGTTGTGGGTGCACAAAACAATCCTACGCGTGTGTACTACGCATGTACTCAGTGCGGGGAAGAGTTGACGGTTCCGCACATACAGACCGGGCGTTGGGTAGCCGAACATCCAGAACGCTCTGACGACGTTGTTGGGTACCATGTCCACCAGATGCTCACTACACCCGCATGGGACATGTACAAAATATACAGAGACCCCCAGACTAAATTGGTGGAGTTCTACCGCAAGCGATTAGGCAAACCGTATGAAATTGGCGGAGGGTCTCTCGAGCGGGACGACATCCTGGCTACCTGCTTTGATGCACCATACGACCCGGAGCCGGGATGGGACGGTAAGTCTACGTACTACCTCGGGGCTGACCAGGGAAACGAACTTCAGGTGCTGGTGTCCAAAGTCGATAAAAATAGTCGCAGACCGAAGATTGTGCATATCGAACTCATTCCGATGAACAAAGGGTTTGATAGGCTTGCGCAACTTATTGACCTGTACCACGTTCGAAAGGCTGTTGTAGATGGAAGTCCAAACCGGCATGAATCTATACGGTTGGTAAAACGCTTCCCGGGACGGGTGTTGATTGCAGACTACATTGAACAGAAAGAACCTTACATTGCCAAACGCGGAATGAAAGAGTTCCCCGACGTTCTTACAAATGTAACCATCAACCGAACAACAGGGTTCGATGGACTGATGGCGTCTATTAAAGACGGGCAGTGGCAACTTCCAGGAACACCACCCAACCTAAGCCCAGACGTTGAGTTAGTGATTGACCATCTCACCGCGCTTAAACGCGACATCGAAACCAGGCGCACACAATCCGGCGAAACCCAGGTGGCCGTGTGGCGTAAGCTACGAGCAGAGCACCTCGCGCACGCCTGGTTATACATGAAAACCGCGATGGAAGTAGAGAAGGGTCGCACCATGCGTGTCGCAGTTATTGGTAGCCATACTGCATCCGAACCCACGCCTGATACGGGAGACGTGTACAGACCAAAAGACGAAACCATCGTGGGTATAACAGAGTTCCTGGCTGAAGTTCCCAAAGAGCAGCTATCAGAGTTTTTGGGGCACTACGCAGCAGGAGAACAATACGACCTGCCGTTCCCGTTATCCTATAAACTTAAGCGTGTTCTGGACCAGGGTTACGAAGACCAGGACATTGCTTGGGTCATGGAACTTTTAATAAACCAGAAGAAAAGCGCACCGAAGGTATTGACAGTTGATAGAAACGATGCTATAATTATATAGCATTATTTAAAATTGTTAGGTTGGTCAGTAAACCTAACGCACATACAGCAACACACCTCGCTGGGTGGGCCAAGTTTCTGCGGAAGCGCGTAGGCTCCCCCCGGGAAGCGGCTGACGCGGCACCGGTTCCTGTACTTCCTCGTTATCACGATAGTGCAGAGACAAACTGGCGGTACGTTGACTGGGCTTTGCCGCCCGCTCAACATCACAGGCTCACCCCAGAGTGAGCGAAACGAGTCTGTGTCCAACTTAAAGCTCACAAACCACCCGAACCCCCCGTCCTGCTTGGGGGCGTAGCGAAGACCCGATGACACAACGTCGGTCACCTGATAACGGCAGACCTGGGCAGGTCAATATAAGCTACGCTTTGAATGCAAACATTCTTAACCTCCCCCGGATAGGGGGATTCTACCTACCTGCCGAGGTGACGAGTACGTTATACCCGACGCAGTACGTCATATCTGTATAAAGGAACTAACAGATATAAGACACAGGGCGGCAGGTGTGAAGATACCCATACTGCGCTGTGACTATCTTATACAGTTAGTTTCATTAGCACATTTATTCTAAGATAGTACGAATGAATAATAGGCCGCTGTGTAATCTTATTATTATTTTTATGTACCGTCAGGTAGATTGTTACACAGTCAACCCCTGTGACTAAGGGATAGTTATACCTATTTTTATGGAGGTGGTATGTTTTTAGTGACGAACAAACAGGTTGAGACGTTTGTACGAAAACTCCTGGAGGAAGAACGCGGCGCTTTTGGCGACGTGGTAGAGGCGGCTATTCAGCACATGCTTAAGGACAGATTGCCAGATTATGTGCATGAGCTGGACCCAAAGAAATCTTACATCCTTGTTTTGCCGGAGAGCCTGCCATCGGATGATGTGCAGACGCTGTTGAAATCGCTGCGCGATGTGGATGTTAACCTTTTTGTAGTTCAGTCCGACAGTGTGAAAATCGTGGAGTTTAACTAATGGCGGATAAAAGTATTTGTTACCTGGATATTGAGACCAGCGGTTTGTACCCGAACTCCGGGCATGTTATTCTGTCTATTGGAGCTGTGGTTGACCGCGGCACCAAGAAGAACCCTATCGCTGAGTTTTACGTAGAGATTGCACCAACGGCTGCGCAGTGGCAGCACGCTGCTGATGCAGCCTTACGTGTTAACGGCATGACTTGGGAGCGGCTTCAGCAGAATGGTAAGCCTTTTAACCAGGCGTCCGACGAGTTCTCTGCGTTCCTCGTAGAGAACAAAGTAAAAACAGGTAAGGCCGTCATTGTTGGGCACTACCCTGCGTTCGATATGGGTTTTCTCGAACACTATATGCGCGGAGCACTGGACTTCATTGACTTCCCAACCTCGGCTGAGGACGTTATTGATGTGTTCGACCTCTATTCCATTCTTATGAACCGGCGTGTTGTTCCCTTCTTGAACCGCAGGCGTGGTGAAATGACGGCTAAAACTGTGGCGCGAAACCTAGGGGTTCAGGAGGAGCCGGAAGTTCACAATGCTCTTGAAGGTGCCCGCCTTGCGCAGAGGAACTACGAACGTGCGATGTCGTTGATAAACACAGGTGGTCAAGATGGTACAACGGGGTAATAAAAATATGGCGATACTAACAGGAGAACCCGTTCGTGTTTATATAGAGACGAAGGACGGTGCTGTACGAGAAATAACCGGGCACGTTATTTCCGTTAGCATATCCCCGTCTTACAGCGATATGGTAGAAGCAACGTTTTCTGTTCTGAGCGACAACATTAGCTTTCTTGAGCCAGCACAGATGAGCGACGTTGTCAACGACGCCCGTACTGCAAAAGAGTGGAGGTGCCCACATTGTGGGAATGTTAACCCACGTTCGGCAAGGTACTGTGGTGCCGCGGACTCCAGCATGGGCTGCCGCGCCGCCAGGCCGTTCTTATATAGTTAAGGTACGCTGGCTAACAAACTAAATTAAGGTACCCCTGTAGCACAAAAAAGACCTCATAATCGGGGTCTTTTTTATTTTCCTTGTGAAAACCGTTTGAAGAGTGCAGGGAAAAACTATGTGTAGACCAATAGGGGAGGCATAAGGTGCCGTCGATTTATAGTGTCCGTAAGAAGAAACAGAATAGTGTAGCAATCACACGGTCACCTAGCCCTGTTATGGTCGGCGGTCAGTCGTTCTTAAGTCGTGACCTAAACCCAACCATTCTCCGCTTCGTAGAGTTCTGGGAACTGATTGACGTTGTAGAAAAGCATGGATACCTACGGGCGGCCATGTCCGTTGTTGGTCGTTCTACGGTGGGGACCTGGTGGACACTTCGCAGACATGCGGAGTACGGAAAACGTGCGCCAGACAGGCACCGTCGCCGGCTGATTAATTTTTATATGCCGAATAAAAAGGAATGGAACAACATCAAGGATTTCCAGACCTTTGCGTATAAGCTGATGATTGGCGCGATGTATTTAAAATTAGTGGGGCAGGTTGCGTATCACATTATACGTGACGCCAACAATCAGGCGGTTGGTCTTGACCACCTGCCAGGATTAGTTATCCCTAACGTTGACAGCAGCGGCTATTTTAAAACCCCCGCGTTTGTTCAGTACCCAACCAAAAATCCCAAAGACGCTGTATTCTTCAACAACCCCCGTGACATTGTTTTTATTACAACGCCAGACTGGCGCGGTTCTCCTATGGGTGGTTCAGACATCGAGGCGCTGACAGAGTATATACTCCCGCTGGATATTTACCTGCAAGTGGCTGCCCGCGATTACATGAAGAACCGTGACAAGCCAGAGGTGGTGTACGAGTTAGCTCCTGATATTAGTGAAGAGGGGTTCAACAATTTTGTAGAGGAGCTCAATGCCCGTCACTCTGGTCCTGCGAACATGGGTCGTAACCCCATTGCGGTACAGGGCGAATTTAAAGTACACGAGCTGCGACCGTACCCCAACTCACTGCCGTACCAGGATTCTCGTAAGGCTGCTCGGGAGGAAGAGCTGGCTGTGGCCGGCGTCAGCGGTGCCAAAATGGGCATCTCTGACCAGATGGCCAGTGCCAACATTCGTGAGTTGCGCCGCGAGTTCCATGAAACTTCGATGCGCCCGTTATTCCGGCTTATCGAAATCGCGTTTTACGAACAGATACACGTGCGTGAGTTTGGGTTTATGGGGTGGGAGTTCACATTCAGCAACCCAGATTTCCTGAGCGCCGTTGAGCGTGCCACTGTGGACATGCGGTATCACGATATGGGTGTTCTTACTCCAAACGAAATTCGTCACGACAGCTTGGATAAAGAGCCGCGCAAGGACGAACAGGGTGATATGTACGTAGACCAGGGGTCGGACGCGGAAGACTCAGAACCGACAGATTACCCAGGCAGTCCTCCAGAAGGCAGACCGGTAGAACCTGACGACCCATCGCAAACCGGTGAACCCACGCTGGACGACCAAGACCCACCGAGAGGGGACGGTCACGATGAAACGACACGTGACAACGTTCTGCGCGAACTACGTCAGTGGCGTACTTTTGTTATTCGACGTATGCGTTATGGACGTAAGACACGAGATTTCAATACTCGGGAAATTCGCCCAGAATTGCGTGACTTAATTAAAGAATACGTGGGCAGGGCTGTGTCTCCGTCGGAGGTGACGCAGATATTCAATGAGGTTATCGAAGCAGTAGAGGAGGCTTACGATGCAAGCTAATAATGGCTGGTTGTGCCCAAAGTGTGGGCACGTGCTAGGCAAGATGTTGGGTGGGGAATTATACCCGTCATCTGACGCGGTGGATGTACACACTGCGGGTCCCAATCTGAACGTTACTTGTCCAGATTGTGGGAACGTAAAAGTGTTCTACACCAGTGACCCTGTTGTTCGTGCTGTTTATCAGTTGACTGGTGCAGTGGCTGACGTTGCAGCGCGGAGCATGATTGCGCAGGTAGGTCGGTCTCTTCATACCGACGTTCCTGAAATTTTACAGGGTCTAAAGGACAAAACAAATTCGTGATTTTGTTTTTTCCACGTGAAATCGTTTGAAGAGTTTAGGAGTTTAGATGGCGAAAAACATCACAGTCAAGTATCGGGCCGGAACTGCGTACGCCAGGGGAACAACCATTGACCCTTATTTGACGGACGAGGACCGCGAGGTACTTTATGAAAAGTGGGACAATGCCTGGGGTTATCCACAGGAGTTTCATGGTGGGGACACAGCCATTACGTGTGAAATGGTCATTGAAGTTAGTGAGGGTAACCTCGCTAAGGTCTTTGGAAAATCACGCGCCGGAAGAATTTTAACTGCGGCACGTAGCAACGCTGGATAAGGGGATAACAAATGACTGACATTAATTACACGTTAGGGCAGCCGTTTTCATTTATGCAATCATCGAGCGTTTCCATGCTCGACGGGCGCTTCGAAGCCACCATTAGTATTTTCGACGCAGGTGTGCGCGTTCTTCGCATTTCAGAGGCCAACAGCAATGTTTTGATTTCGCGGCAGGAGGACAGTATCACGTTTTTAACTGCGGCCAACGTCATGTCTGGACTTACAGCAAAAACGTATACATACAGTGTTCGCCTGATGAAGCCTGACCTGGCCGAGATTGAGTTAGCGTCAGGAAACCTCGTCGTTTACGGAACGCCTTCAGTTACGCGGCCCGCTGCGGGTACGCTTACGTTTGCTTATCCTATGCACTACCGGATTACTCCGGTCAATGCGGGCAACACGACGGTACACGCTGCGATTACGCTGCCTGACGCAGATACTTTGGACGTAGCTACAGCTATTACTAACCCTGATTATCCCCGCGTGCTGTCCATTACTGGAAGCGCGTCGGGCATTACGGGTAATGTAGTTATTACCGGAACCAACATTAACGACGAGGCCATTACAGACACCATTGCCCTGAGTGGGGCGTCCACGGTTAATGGTACCAAGGCTTTTAAGACGGTCACAAACATCAACGTGCCGGCCAAGACCAACGCTTCTGGAGACACGGTTGCTGTAGGCGTCACCAAACTTATCGGCTTGCCTCATGTGGTAGCGTCCGTAGCTCAGGTATTCCTGAAGATTTTTGATGGCACCGCTGAAACCGGCACGGTCGCAAGGGATAATGCCGTTGAGAAAAACCTGTACACCATTGCTGGAACCCCCAACGGCGCGAAGATTGTGGATATTTATTACTACCAGGGGTAAACGATGCGATTAGAAAAGTGGACACAGCCGCGCACTAAGTTTTTTGGTGTCTCCCTCCAGAAGGATATGACCGAGGGGGATGACGGAACCCTGCTCGTTCGTGGGTTCTTCACCAGTGACAACAAAGACGAAACCGGTGACATCATTACCCGCTCTGCCACGGAACGTGCCATTCCCAAGTACCGGCAGTGGGGCAATATCCGATATATGCACCAACCGCGCCCAGTGGCCGTGGTCACGGGCATTGGTGTGGAGGATGGCCTGGCGTGGAATGAAGTTGAAATTAAAGTCATCGACCCGCAGGCTGTGTTTGAGGTAAAGAACCGGCTTCTGAAGGCTTTGTCTGTTGGCATCCTAATTAAATATGAGGATGTGGATTTTCTGGAAGACGGTGGTTTGATTATCAACGACTACACGTTGGCAGAGATTTCTCTAGTGGACCACCCTGCCAACTATGACGCAGCACTGCGGACCTCTAGTGTTTCTGACGGTATCCGTACACTGGCACGTAGCTTTGGGATGGACGCGGTGGCCCAGTCATTCCAAGAAATTTTAGAAAAGGAGATTGACGCAATGAAGACTAACACGCTTGTTGCCGGTGACGCTAACGAAATTAACAAAGATATAGAACCGGTTGAAGAACAGGTTAAAGAACAACCTGAAGAAACTTCGGTGGAAGCGGTTGTAGAGACAGAGGTCCCTGCTCCCAATGAAGAACCCGCTGTGGAAGCACCACAGGATGGAGACGCTCCTGCTGAACAGCCGGTGGACGAAGACCCCGCTGTGTCTGCTGAGGCAGATGCGCCCGCACAAGAAGAGGACGAGACGAAGGTTTTACTTCGTTCCATGATGGACCAGTTGGCCGCGCTCACTGAAGCGGTTAAAGCCTTGCGCCCGTCTCAGGAGGCCCCGGCAGTGGAGGTTCAGGTCGAACCGAAGTCTGTGGGCGGAGACGATGCTGTTGAGAAGGCGGTTTCCGGTGTTTCGGACGAGCCCCAACTTGGTGCGCCTGTAAATCGTGGCGGCGGCATTCCGGCTACGGAGCTGCCCGACACAGCGTCAGTGGAAGGTACCCGGCGTGACTACACTCTGCGGGAAGCCCTCCAAAAAATCTTAGAGTATCGGAATCAATAACTCATTTAGAGGTAACAACAATGTTTAAGAACTTCGCTTCTCAATTAAGTAAGGCATTAACCAGCGCGGGGGATGGCGCTAACCTGGCTGACATCCCTGACTTCGACATGGTTCTGCACGAAGAGCTGCTTAGGATGCAGCCCCTCGCCCAGATGTTAAGTGTCATTCAGGCCGAAGGAAAAACCCATGAGTACCGTTCGAAGACCAGCCACCCGATGGGTTGGTTTGAAGGCGAGACCACGGGGGCTAACAACCAGAACGGCGTCTATGGCCGTAACTCGGTACAGCTCAAAATCATGCGGCAGTGGGGTTCGGTGACCGGTTTTAGTCGCGCCGTTGACGCCAAGTTTATTGACGCCCTGGCCGAAGAACTGACCGGTTCTCTGGAAGGCATGTCTAACCTGCTGGAGTTCGGCACGTTGTTCGGAACGTCCAACGATATTGGTTTTACCGGCGACGCTTACCAGTTCACCGGTATTCTGCCGCTTGTCTACAAATACGCCCCGTCAAACGTTATTGACGCAGGTGGTGACAAAATCGCTCTGGCCGATTTGGACAACGCCCTGGCGAAAGTTCAGGGGGCCGGACGCCAGGTCCGCAATGACCCCAAGCTGTGGATGATGGGCCTCCAGATGAAGCAGGTTGTAGACGGTCTCCAGACCAAGGTCTCCCTGCCCCTTGCTACCGCCACGCTGGCGGACGGTAAAATCGAGATGGACGCCTACGGCAAAGCCCCCATCTATGAGACCGACTACTTGGTCCCGGCTTCGACCACCACGTCCCCCGCTGTGACTGCGGCTCAGGGAGACAACACCGGTAACCTGTCCGCTGGTACCTACACCTACATCATCTCATCGGTGACTGCGTACGGTGAGCAGGTCGGCGGGACCGCGTCCAGCGGAATCGTTGCTGACGCTTCTCACAAGAACATTGACCTGACCTGGACAGCCGACAGCAACGCCAAGTCTTACATGATTTTCCGCAAAGAAGGTTCGGGCGCTTACGGCCTGCTGGACATCATCGCCGCCAAGACCTATGACGCGGACGGCGCTGTGAACGGCTCGGTAGAATCCTATGAGGACGCCGGAGCCAAAACTCCGATTACCGGGGTCAAGCCACTGGCTACTGGTGAACAGGTTATCACCCTGTTAGACATCAACCCCGCACGTGGTGCTGCTTTTGTCGGCCTGGTGGACGATATGGGTTCACGCACCGACGGCCTGGTTTCGTATGTTGAGCTGGCCCGGGTGAAGGACACCTACGACTACATGCTCAAGAGCTACGTGACCCTGCGGATGATTTACCGAAATCTGAGCGCAGTGATTCGTCACGCGAAACTCAGCTAACCCTGAACATTTATCGGTACATTATCTTAATTGGTATAGAAAAAGCCCCAGTAAACCTGGGGTTTTTTCTTTTCCTTGTGGAAATCGTTTGAAGAATTTAAGGCGGTGTATGTTCCGTGATTATTGCTGATTTTAGGAGACCCTATGCCCTGGACTCTGTGTACAAAAGACGACATTATGGCCTTTCACCCGATACCCGTGGCTGAAATACGCGACGAGTGGTCGGATATGGTGGAGGGTCTTATTCGTGAGCACCTGGGCCAGGAGTATCTGGGGCTAAACCAGGTCATTACAGACGAGTGGCACAGCGGTGACGGCACGAACATTCTGAAGGTGCGTCACTCCCCAATTGTGTCTGTGGAATCTGTGTCGGTGAACGACGCGGTATTAACTGCCAGTGATTACGTAGTGTTTACCGGGTTTATCCAGCTTAAAGCACAGACGTTTCCTGTGGGCACGTTGAACGTTAAAGTGTCGTACACCTCCGGTTCGTCTGACATGGACCCAATTGTGCGGCTGGCTGCAACAACGATGGTAATTGCAATTATCAATTATCGCAAGCGGGCAGGCGCGGATAGCAGCCTTCGCTGGTCATCCACAGACCAGAAGACAGGAGAAGAAAGCCCGAACTCTACACTGGGGTTGGTTGGTCATTTGAAATCTATTATGAAGGGTGTGTTGAAGCGCCCTGGATTGAAGGTACGGTAATGCCTAATAACGGCACCCCTCTAGTAAAAATACGAATATCCCCACAAAGTGCCCTTTTTAAAGGGTATACGTCTGAAATACGCAGTGAGGACCGTATTAAATCGGGGCCATCATCGTACAAGTCTATCCAAGAATCTTCTCGTGGTGATTTTGTTAGGCAGCTAACAAGGGTATGGGGGAGACTACTCGCGGATGCAGTAAGAAACAAAATGGCAGCTTCCCTGTCTATTGGTGGTGGATTTAATATCGGAGCCACCGATACGGCTTCCAGTAATATTAGCGTTGCGTTGTCCGGTGAAGACGTGCGTGTTGTGGAAGGAAATTTAACTGACGCTAACCAAGCTATTCGTACCGGGGTAAAACCAGGTCGAATGCGTAAAGGAGACCTTACGCGACTTCGACAATGGGCGGGCGTTAAGGGAGTAGACCTGAACGACCGTAGTCGTAAGGATTTTGTTACGTTAAAACGGCGTACGCGTAAAAATAAAACTGTTTTTGGTGCTGCTAGGGGTGAGGGTAAACGAGCCAACGAAGCATTGTGGCGTGTTTGGTGGGCGTTACAGAAATACGGTTCAGACCGCGCCCCCTCACCGACACGCGGTAAGTACGGTTCAAACTGGTGGGATGCGCCGCCCGTCGGTCAAGGCCGGTTTGATTACCCTAAGTTCGCGGTTGAGAGTCAGTGGAGTGCGCTGAACACCATGATTAAAAAATCCGCAGAGGTGGTTGGTGAGGTTGTTGTGGAAACCGTATTCAGCGGGCAGAAATATCCTGGAGAGTACGGACTTAAATCTATAGTGAACGCTGTGGTTAAGACCGAGTATTACACGTCCGCCGAAATGGAAGCTAGAAGCAAGTTTAAGGTCAAGAACCCCATACTTGGGTTGGTGGGTTGGCGGAAAGGGAGAATGTAACCATGTCGTTTTCTTCAATTACGGACGGGCTGGTAACGCGCTTTAGAAACCACTTCAGTGATGAGCTGAATGAAACTCGTTGTCAATTTGACAACATTGACGGGGTGTTTGAGGCGGTGTTGTCCGAGGGGGCGAACTACGCGTGTACTATTCATTTCAACGGCGGGGGTCCGCAGCACCGACAATCAATGGAGGCGCGGGGCTCAGGGCCGGTTGATTGGTCATGGTCCTACGTTGGTGTTTTTCTTATTCGCTATCGTGGTGACGTAGACATGCGCGAGGAGCAGAAGCGCGTTGTTGAGAAATTGTCACAGGTGCTTCGTGAAGACTTCCGCCTTGGAGGTGTGACGCCTTTAGCCAGGTTCACGGAAATTGGTGCACCCGAACCCAGCCAGATAGGCGACGTGTATTTTGACTGGATACCTTTTATTGTAGAGGTTTTAGAAAAATAGGAGACCGTATGAAAGAACCCGAGATTGTTGAAGAGAAAAAGGAAGTATCTGCGCCTGTGAAGGTGGTAGAAGAACTGCCCGCGGCAGACCTGGTGATGAACGCTGAAGTTGCGCAGCTCTGGCTTACCGATGGTAATGCCCGTCTGAGAGGCGTGTATCGTAGCGTTCGGTTTGAACCGGCTGGTATTCCTGCGCACCACATTACATTTCTACTCAGTTTAGCTTCCGAAGCGATTCGCGGTGAGTACGAGTATGACTGGGATAATAAAAAGGCTAGAGGGGTGCTCTATGTCCCCGTGTCGTTCGCCAATACGCCGGTACTGGCGGACATGGTTAAAGGTAAACCCGTGGCCGGGTACGTCCCCATGCAGAGAAAGTAGCTGTATTTTGTTTTTTCCACGTGAAATCGTTTGAAGAGTTCGATGAATTAAATATGTGAATTGTCTGGTTGTGAAAACCCTGTGTGAAGCGGAGGTGCTTATCGAACCAATTTGACTAGGAGGGTAATTACCCATGGCAGCTATTGTTGGGCTTGATGCAAAAATTCAATATTCGAGTGACGGTGTTAGCTGGACGGACTTTACAGAACGTAACGAGTTCTCCATCAGCATCAACGTGGATGTGGCAGAGCGCAAAGTATTCGTTGCCAATTTTGCCGCCGCGTGGACCTCGAAATCTCGAACCTGGATGTCCTGGTCGGGTAGTCTGGCCGGTTATTACGACGATGCGGACAACGCCATTTTCAACACCGTGGTCGCCGGTCAGGTTATTTACCTGCGTTTCTACGACAGCCGGAACACTTCAACGAAATACTGGCAGGGGCAGGCGCTGCTAACTTCGGTGGAACACTCCACCAATACCGACGACTTCTCTACACTGAGTGTGGACTTTGAAGGGTCGGGTGCGCTGACCCGCGTGTCGTAGTAATTTGCTTATCGCTTTGGATTACCCCAGGTTCCCCGCACAAGCGGGGTTCTTGGGGTTTTGTGTTTAAAGGGAGTGACGATTAAATGTCTGAAACAGAATTTGTGACCGTGACCGTAGGCGAAAAACAATATGCCGTGATTAAAACGGGTAGAGCACAGGCGCGACAGGTTCTCCAGCTCACCCGCTGGATTGGCAAGCATGGTTCAAAAGCATTTGGCGCGTTCCGTAACGACGATGAATTTAAGATTGACAACGCAACGGGACTGGATTTTATCCAGCGGTTTGCCGAAGCCCTGGATGAAGACGCGCTTATCGACCTGTTCCAGTTATTGGTTGGGTGCTCGATGGAAGAGGCGGAGACGTACTTTGACGTCGCAACACTCATCGAGGTTGTGATTGCTGTGTACAACGGACAGCCGGCAGTAGGACGGCTCATTGACCGTTTTTTCTCTCCTTCCAACTCGAACAACTCCACGGACGCGCCCTCCACGACGTCCGAGTCGCCTACGGATGGACCAACGACCAAATCGTAGACCACGTTGAACAGTTTGGTTTTGGGTGGTTACTCAAGACCTGGAGGTACATTGTTGAAGATAAGGTGGAGGCGTACCGCGTACAGATGGTACTCCTCCCCATAGCAAGAACACCGATGGACGAGAAGTCGGGACGCGCCGCGCAAAACCACGTGAAAGAAGTGGAGAAGATGTTGAGCGACCTTGTCCCATGGCAAACAAAGGAGACCGGCAGGAAATTAAGAAGAAGCCTGCTTAGGAAGAACGTGCAGCCTGGTGAGGTGGTGGTCATGTTAGACGGAGATGAGTTAGCAGACAACCCCTTATACGCAGACGCAAAGGTAACCAGGGAGTAGTATGGCGGGCTATAAAATTCTTCTGTCGTTTCTAGGCAACTCAAGCAGCTTGGTGGGGGCTACTAGCAAAGCTGGCGCTGCGATTAGTAGCCTCTCCAGCAATTTTAAGAACGCCTCCAATATGGCAAACAACCTGTCTGCGCGAATTAATAGTGCAGGCGGGTCTATTTCACAGGCCGCCACAAAAGCGGCCAGTTTTGGTTCCCGGTTACAGGGGGCGTTTAAGTCCGTCAATGTTTCCGCAAGTAGTAAACAACTCGATATATTAAAACAGAAGCTAAGTTTAGCTGACCGGACTGTCGCGCAGTTTCAGAAAAAGATGCAAGACGTGAACAGTCCAAATGTGGACACAGCGCGTGTAGATGTTTTGAAAAAGAAACTTACCGAAGCGACGACCCGTGTTACTCTTCTATCCCAGAAACTTCAGGAAGTACAACAACCGCCTGTTGACACGCGAAGAGTTTCGGCTCTCACCGGGGCGTTACAGCAAACCGAAAAGTCCATTGATTTGATTAGAACCAAACTAAGTGCGGCGTTATCCCCCGCGCCTGATACGCGCCGTGTGTCAGAGTTAAAGGGGCAGCTTAAACTTGTAGAAAATCAGGCCACCTCCCTTAAGCAAAAACTAATTCAACTAAACACCCCCGCAACAGCAAATCCTCAAGATGTTAAATTACTTGAGGACCGGCTTGCCGTGTTACAAAAACAAAAGGCAGCGGTGCAGGCTGCGCAAAAGCAGGCGGGAGCAGGTGCCACGGATGCACAAAAGCTGGGGTTTGAAAAGGCCCTCTCTACGGTAGATATTCAGATTGACCGTACAGTTAAACAACTTAGTAAATTAAAGTTTCCTCCGCTAAACACCTCCGCGATTAAGCAGGTCGAGGACGAACTTGCTCGGGTTACCCAACGGGCGAAGGACCTAAAGGCGCGTCTTAAAGACGCGCAAAATCCACAAGCCAACCCAGTCGTAGTTACAGAACTACAGAATCGACTGGACGCCGCTATTGGAAAGTCAAGGCGCTTACAAGCGGAGTTAAGCCGCGCAATGCGCCCTAGTGCTAATCCCGAAAAAGTGGCTGAGTTGCAGCAACGTTTAGACAAAGCAAGGGGTAACGCGGAGAGCTTACAAAAACAACTTGATGCCGCACTGAACCCAAGCGCCGACCCTAACGAAATTCTTAAAGTTGAGAAGCAGTTACTGGCCGCTACGGAACAGGCAGATAAACTACGTGCCGCTGTGGCCGCTGCCGGAGACGCTGGTAAAGGTAGTGGTAGCAAAGGTCCGGGAGTGTTCTCCGGGCTAATCAGCGGGTACAAGAGTTTCTATAACAGCCTGAGTAGTATGGATGTTAGGAAACGGTTTCAGGGCATATTTCAGGGCGCGAGTAAGGCCATCGACACCTTTCGTGCGCAAGTTATTAATCTGACTGATTCTATCCGTCTATCTGCTCAGGGTCTTACTAACTTTGGGCGTAGTATGATGTTCTTCATTAGCATACCCCTGGCGGGTGCCATGGGCATGGCGGCCAACCAGGCGATTAGTTTTGAGGACGCCATGATTCGCGTGGGCAAGACGTCGAACATGGATGGCGCGTCTCTGACTAAACTGTCCGGGAACATCAGCAAGTTAGCAAACAACACAGCCACGAGTACCGTTGAACTGGCACAACTAGCTGAAGTGTTGGGTCAGCAAGGTATGGGCCGTGTGTTTGACAAAGCCACACAGCAGTGGGTCGATTTGCCCAATACCATGTTTAGCATGATTCGGACTGTGGACATGTTCGCTGTTGCGACGGCGCAGTCTGGAGAAGAAGCCGGCCTGGCGTTAGGAAAAATAGCTGCGGCGTTTGGTAAGAATTTAAATACAGCCGGCGACGACGTGTACAGACTGGCAAACGTTATTAACTACCTCGAAAATACAACCGCCGCCAGTGCTCAAGATATTCAAAACGCGTTACTTGAGTTTGCTTCGTTCTCCGCCACAATCGGCATTCGGATGCAGGACGCCGCTGGATTTGCTGCTACCCTGGTGAGCCTGGGTTTGTCCGCACAGGAAGCCGGAACGTCATTAAAGAACATGACGGTCAACGTCCCACGTCACGCGCAAGAATTGGCCGACGCGATGCAAGGCGTAAACGATAAATACACCTCGGCAGATGCCGTGATTAAGGCGATGAACGAGGACGCCGTGGGGTTCTTCAAGGACCTTATCACAGCGGCGGCAGGTGGTAACGATAAAGTTTCCACACTGCTTACGTTGATGGAAGTGGCCGACATCCGAGGTGGCCGTGGTATCGCGGCTATGGCAAATAACCTCACTGTGTTTAACGACAACATGGATGCCGCCAATCGTGAGTGGGTTGAGGCACTGTCTCTGGCAGCAGAGTATGAAAAGGCGATGAGCTCAACCAAGTCGCAGTTAGCAATGTTGAAAAATAATCTCACTGACGCCGCGAACACAGCGGGGGCTGCGTTCTTACCCGCGATTAACCAGCTCATCCAGATTGCTGTTCCTGCGATTCGGATGTTGTCTGATGCGTTTAAATCCCTGAGTAAAAATCAGCAGTTGATGGTAATTGGTGGCGTGCTTGTTATAGCAGTGCTCGGCCCGATGCTGATGTTCTTTGGGCAGTTGGTCCACTCTGTGTCACTCCTTGTCATGGGTTTCGGTCAAGCCGTACGTGTTGTTGCGTTCTTTATTGGGTCGTTAAGTAACCTGGTACCTGCCATCCTGAGCATCGGACGGTTCTTGTTGGGATGGCCTGGTATGGTATTGCTGGCGGGTGCTGGGATTCTTAAAGTTCTACAGGCGCTGGGTGTGGACATAGCTGGATTTTTTAGCGGCATCGCTAAGAAAGCACTGGATTGGGGACAGAACCTTGCGGCTAACCTGGCGGACGGTTTGTTGGGTGGTGCAGTTCGTTACATCACACAGGCTATCAATTTTATCGCTAACCTGATTTCAAGTTTCTTTGAGAGCCACTCCCCTCCTGACGCTGGTCCTCTTAAGACTATTGACATGTGGGGTATCGGCTTAATGAAAACCTTCCTCAAAGGTTTCAAGAATGCCGACTTCTCAATTCTGAGCGACATCAGTTCTATTGTCGAGCGTGAGCTTACTCGCGGTGTGACTGACGAAGGAATGCCCGGGGCTCTAAAAGCCCTTGCGAACGCACGGTTGAGTATTACTGAACTTGTTAGTAAGTTCAACGCCACCGGAGTAATTGATGAGGGCATACTAGACAACATTACCCGGGGTCTAGGAGAAGTGTCGGACGAGACAAAGGAAATCATCCGACTATCCATTAAGTATAACGGCCTTCAAGAACGTCTGGCGGAAATCGAGGCGCGACGTAAGGGTGTTGTTAAGTCGTACAACGACGAAGTCTCAGCGATTGCTCGGTCTAACCGCTCACTTACGGATAAGATTGCGGCAATTCGTGCGCTGCAACGCAACCGTGATGACGGACTGCGGGGGCTTGATAAAGAGGAAGAGGCTCTGAAAGAACAGTCCGACCAGGTGAAAGAGCAGCTCGACTACCAGAAAAACCTGGTGGGGGCTATTCAGGACCAGGAGGATTTGTTCGCACGAATTGCTGACGCAATTGAAAACCTGGCGAATAAATTAAAGAACGCGGGCGGCGGCGGTGCCGACACCAACCTCGGCGGTCTTGGCGGCGGCGGGTTACCAGAAGACCCGGGTAAGGGTTTGCAGGACCTGGCTGACCAGGCCATTGAAATAAAGGACCGTTTTGAAAACGGCAAGTTGATGTTGCAGGGACTCTTTGACGCGTGGAACGGCGTTAAGGCTCCTGACGATATATTCCCAGACGACGCCACCAAGTCCGGGTATGACACCATGTACAAGATTGGTGAACTAGCTGGGAACGTTAGAGATAAGTTCTTCGAATTACGCGACGGCGCAGTTTCCACGTGGGAAACCATTACCGGTAAGGTATCGGAGTTCAGAAAAAACTTCGAAAGTATGAAGGGCGGTCTAAGTATAGACTGGAAAGAAGTGCCGGTTATCGGTGAGTTCATAAAGGGCTTTGAAACCGGTTTTGACCCTACTGCCATAGAGATGGTAAAGAAGGCGCTCGATGAAGTAAAAAAAGCGTGGGACGAGCTGATGGTTGTCGTAGGACGCCCTGAGTTTAAAGAGGCGTCGTTAACGCTGCTCGGTGTAATTGGTGCGATTGCTGGCGGATTGGCCTGGGTTATCGGGTTTGTGGTCGGGCGGGTTGCCGCTGTGCTTACTTTTGTTGTTGGGTTCATCACATGGTACAAGGCAAGGATTGCTCAAAACTACATCTTCTTATTGAACATTGTTCTGAGTATTATCGAATGGTTCAATGGTATGAAGGACGCTGTTGGGCGTGTGTGGGAAGATGTAAAAACAGCGGCTGCCGGCGTGTGGGAAAACATAAAAACAACGGTCACCACCAAAATCAACGAGTTGTTGGCAGCCTTCGGAATTACGGAAGAAATAAAGACGAAGTGGCAGAAGATTTGGGATGACGTCGTTCTTATAGCCTCAGCCGTCTGGGAGAACATTAAGACTTCGGTGTCCAACGGGCTGTCCGTTGCGGAAGGTGCCGTGTCTGATGGTCTAGCCAACGTGAGAGGCGTGGTTGAAGCGGGTAACACCTTGATGAAGACCGCTGCTGACAAGGTATGGCAAGCAGTTATAGACGCTGCTGTGGCGGTACTTGCCGGACCTGAAACCTGGTTTGGTGGCGCGTTAAAACCCACGTGGGACTGGCTGGAAAAACAGCGCGACACTGCGTACGCTATCGCCGGTAATATAATCCAGGGGCTCATTGATGGGTGGGTTAAACGCAATCAAGAGTTTGTTGATATAGTGACGGGCGGTGTTCAAAATGCTCTGGACGCGGTCAAGAAACTGCTCGGCATTAACTCACCCTCCACTGTGTTTTCAGACATCGGCGTCAACATTATCCAGGGCCTAATCGACGGGTTGAACAGCTTGCTGAAGACGTTGCTGTCCACCGTGGGGGATATTGCGGGCAGTGTACTGGAAGGGTTCACCAGTATATTTAGCGGCAAGGACAGTGAAGACAACACAGCGGATATGGCGTTCATCACCAACTTCTCCACTGTGACGGTCCCTTCAATGAAAACGACGTGGGCGGAGTTCACAAACTTCTTGTTGGAGTCTTGGGCGACAATGTGGGTGTCGGCTAAGGTTACATTGGACACGTACGTGCCGATGTTTACAGGAATGATAAACGGTTTGTTTTCTCTACTTACCGTAGCAATGACGTCTGCCAAAACCAGTATTGACCAGGCTAAGACATCTATTGACACACTGATTGCAACAATTGGGACAATTGTTACAGACCCGATAACCGCGATAGGTACCGCGTTTGGTGAAGTAGAGTCAGCCGTTTTGGGCGCACAGGGTGCTATTGATGGCTTTGTCGCCGGCCTCGACAAGTTGGATGGCAAGGTGATTACCATTACCCTGCAAGCCGTCGAGGCTGGTCAAAAAGAAGTAGCCCACGCCAGTGGTGGTCTCGTTGTTGCTGGCAACCCGTACCATATTAACGAAATCGGCGGTGAGGGATTCATTCCTAACACGAACGGACGCATCGTACCCGCACACGTTATGCGCGGTATAGAAACAGTGGCAAGTGCCGGTGGCGGAAACGTGAGTGTAGAGGTAAACATTCATAATCCGCAAGTACGGGACGACCGCGACATCGACAAGATTATTAAACAAACCAAGGACGAGATTGTAAAGGCCATTTCGCAGAGGAACCGGCTAGGAGGGACTATTTAATGGCGCAGTTGTGGAAACTTACGCTGACCGACAACGTAGAGACGGTTAATTTTATTTCCGACCCTGTCTACTTTGTCGAGGACGGAGAATTTAACATTGGTATGCCGTCAGTACGCAGGGAGCTTGCACCGATTCGTTCGGGATTTTATATTCCGGTGTTGCACGAAATCGAGTATCGAGAAGCGTCAATTAAGTTCCAGGTCCGTGGGGCTACTCGCACCGCTGTGTTGTCTTCCATACAGAAAATTGAGCGTATTCTACGGAACATCGCCGCCCAGGTTCGTCTATCAGCCGGTCGCCGCGGCGAACTCTCCTATTCCTGGGAAGGGTCTATCAACGTCACATATTTTGAGGTGTACGGAGGAACCGTAAAACTCCCTGACGACGCACTGTCGGTGGAAAAGATGTACGCCACCGAAAATGGTTCGATAGTTTTACCAGAGGTAGAACTCACTTTGTACATGAGCGGTATGGGCTACGGCCTGTCGTTATTCTCTGAGCCCACCCTGGAAATCCCCCTGTTAAACCCGTCCGTGGGAGCCAAGCAGACAGGGGGTGTGCGGGTACAGAATGCGTGGACTTCTGGGCAGAATAACTATGTTGAATTAAACGCCGTTGACCTGCCTGGCAGCCTGCCGTTAATTACCAAAATCCAACTGGCGTCCGATACCCCGTATTCAGCCTGGCGCAGCCTGTTCATGGGGTTACAGCAGTCACCTTACCCAACGGGGTTGTTTTTTGACAGCGCCAATACCGCCCAAAACCTATTGAGTGGCACAGAACCAGCAAACGCCAATGCCAGCGGCGGCAGTTACAAGAGTTTCAGTTGGGGGTCTCCGTTATCAAGCTCGGCACTCTCTAAGTTTGGCTGGTCTTTGGGTAACAGTTCAGTCGGAACTTTCTTTGCCTTCTACAATGCGTTCAACGCAATACCCCAGGATGTGCAATTGGCGGTGGGTATTGAAGACTACAGCTACTACGGCATTCGCCAACTCGATGAGTTCACGGGTCCCGTTACCACGGGAATTTACAGCCTGCCCCTGGGTGTTGTTAATTTCCCGCCTGGTGGAGCCGCTGTGTCCAATGCTGGTACGCTGATGAGTAACATCCTGCTGAGTATATGGGTAACCTCTGGGCAAGCCAGCAGCCTGACCTTAGACCACGTTACCCTGCTGCCCATGGCAAATGGCCTACGGGTGTGGAACTCTCGTTCGCCCATCAATGCTTCCACTGGTTCGTTTATTGACGACGGGTGGCGCGGGATTGAATACGTGAAGAACGTGTCTAACCAAATCCTGACCCCGTTCTACGGTCTGATGGAGCCATTAAAACTGGAGCCCAACGTTACGCAGCGTATTTACTTTAATTCGGTTGGGTTGTCCTATGGAACTACGGAGGCCAGCCGCGCATTTGTTGTAAGGGTGTACGCAGTACCAACTTATTCCACCCTGGCACTGTAGGAGACGCCATGAAATTTTATGCAGGTGTGTGGAGCTTCTTTAACGGACAATTAGAAAACAGCAACCAGTTTATTACCACACTGGATGTGAGTAGCAGTCTTAAGTTTGGTACTCAGTTTCATGGTGGGTACGGCACGGCCAGTTTTACCGTGTACGCAGCAGAAGACCGCCTCATGTCTTGGGCCCGCCTGTTCCTGAATGCGCATGTCGTGGTGTTTGATGGATTAGGCCGGCGTACGTATGAGGGATTTATTAATAACGCCGTGTTACAGGACACAGGGCTCTCCGTGTCGTGTGTCGGGTACTACGCGAAAGCGACAGACGTCACGTTTGAAAGCCTGTATGCGCCGGGTGCAAGCCTGACTGTCTCCCAGGTTATTCAGGACTGCGTTGCTTTAATACCAGAGTGGCGGCAAGTCACAGCGTTTTTACGAGACGCGACTACGGTGATTACAACAGAAGAACTTGGCGACCTGTCCCGTCGTAAGGTGAAGGATGTGATTGAGACCGTCACCAAGTTTGGTTATTCGGATGCTGACGCCAGGCCCGTGTATTTTGGTATATGGAATAACCAGGTGCCTAAACTAATGACGGAACTTGCGACAAACAACGTGGCCTATGTAGATTGGTTTATTCGGGCCAGGTTAGGGTCAAACCAGGGCCGGTTAGATGGGTACGGGTACAGCACAGACGGAGTGTACAACAAAATTTACGCCACGTATGATGACCAGGGTCAAGGACCGTCTGCTACATTACCCGCAGAGGATGCTGTGTCCCAATTACGCTTTGGTGTGCGCGAAGGATTTGTAGAGAACGGCAGTACACCAGAAGGATTGACCCTGGCAAACAGTTTAAGAGATGCGGCGTTAGCTGCCTATAAATACCCAAGGCAGACACTACCCTTAGAGGTGTTCGGCGTAGCCCAAAATGGGGCAGGACAATTGGATTACCCACACAGAATACGTGCCGGGCATACCATTCGGGTGCTAGATGTTGACCCGATGATTGGCGTGAACGGCGTATCCGGTGGTTTGAGGGCCCACGGGTTTACTGGTCTGGTTTTGGGAACCGAGTTCGACGCCAGCACCATGACCTGTCGTGTAGACGTGGGAACGACTGACACTAAATTAGAGGTGTTGTTAGGACGAGCAGGCTTGAGTGGAGGACTTTCTTAATGGGACTGACTGCTTCAGATATTAATCAAATGGTACTGCGGTTTCTTCCGCGTGTTGGCGACAGCACGGTAGGCGGAACCATCATACCTAACGCAACCAACACGCATAACCTGGGGTCAGCCGCGAACCGGTTTGACACCATCTACGCACGCCAGATTGTAGCGGATTCATTGTCGGGTACGGGTGGCAGCGCGGACACAGTTGACGGCTTTCACGCGTATTCCACCCCCAATGCTTCGGCGCTGCTGGCCCTGGATGCCTCCAGTGTCTTTCCAACATCGGTATACCCGAACGCATTATTGCGTGATGGCTCCCGGTCTCTGACCGGCAATCTCGCTGTGTCCGCTGGCGTTACCATCGACGGCGTAGACATCAGTGCCCACGCAGTAGACGGCACAATCCACCATACCGGTGGAATGAGCGCAGACGACCACAGCCAGTACGTACACACGTCTTTGTCCCGCACCATCACGGCATCACACCAGTTTGCACCTGGTTCGGCGGCGGCTCCATTTACCCTGGGGGTAAACGCGCAAGGTCAAACGGTTACTGGTTTTAAGGCTGACCAACTAAATAAGTCGGTTATTGCGGGAAGCGGTCTAACAGGCGGCGGAGCTTTGACTGCCAGTGTTACGCTTAACGTTGGAGCAGGAAACGGTATTACGGTTAACGCCGATGATGTGGCTGTTAATTTGAAGTCCACATCTGGACTCGAAGTAGACGGGACCGGCCTGGCTCTGGCCGATACGGTGGCTGGTTCAGGTCTTACGGTTGCCAGCAAGGTGCTGTCGGTTGGCGCGGGTACGTTAATTTCTGTTGCTGCTGACACGGTTAGTTTATCCAACGGCAGCGCACAGTATCAGGTCCCCATGACAGGGGCTACTCCGTTTACTCCGGCGTGGACCAACCTGTCTACGCTGGCGGGTAACGGCCTGGTGTTCTCCAGCGGAACATTCGCAGTCGGAGCAGGCACGGGTATTACGGTCAATGCTGACGACATCCAGGTAAAATTAAAAACACTGTCTGGTTTAGAGGCAGACAGCGCGGGCCTGGCCGTGCAAGACGCAATTGCTGGTAATGGTTTGTCAATTACCAATAAGGTCCTGGCAGTTAACGTGGCGTCCCCTCTTGCCATCGTGAGTGATACCGTTACTCTGTCTGGTGGTACGGCTCAGTACCAAACCCTGGTGACTGGCGCAGGCCCTAACTATACTGGGACCTGGACGGATTTAAACACCATGGCTGGTGCGGGTATTGCGTTCAATACTGGCGTGTTTGACATCGGAGCAGGCAATGGTATTCAGGTCAATGCTGACAGTATCCAGGTAAAACTTCAGTCACCGTCTGGGCTAACTGCGGACAGTTCTGGCCTGGCGATTGCGGACACAGTGGCGGGTGCCGGGTTAACTATTGCCAGCAAGGTGTTGGCTGTTGGGGCCGGTGCGCTTATCACTGTAGCCGCTGACACGGTGGGTGTTGCGAACGGCTCCGCGCAGTGGCAGGTTCCGGTCACCGGGGCCTCCCCGTTTACGCCTGCGTACACTTCATTATCCAGTTTGGCTGGAGACGGCCTGACCTTCTCGACCAATTTCACAGTAGCACTTTCGGCCACGTCGGGGCTCCAGTTGGTGGGTACGTCCCCCAACAAGACCCTGGAAATTAATGACACCGTCGCAGGGAACGGCCTGACAATCTCAAGCAAAGTTCTGGCGGTCGGAGCGGGCACATTGATTACAGTCGGCTCAACCGCTGTGTCCCTCTCGAACGGCACCGCACAATACCAGGTCCCTGTTACCGGAGCCAACCCGTATACACCTGCTTATACAGCATTAAGCACATTTGCCGGAGTCGGTTTAAATTTCACGGGCGGCCAGTTTGTTCTTGGCACCCCTTCTACCCTGACTGCTGGAACCACCAACAGTTCGTCAGGTACGACGCACAGTCACGCAATTACCGCCAGTGCAAACCCAGGGGCGGCAGAGTTCATCCTCAAGACTACTCCTGCGGGCGGATTAACCCTGGCAAGTGCGGCCATTACTGGCGCACTAACAGTAGGACAAGACCTCACGGTTGGGACAAACGTTTTGTTTGTTGACCAGAGTGAGGGGTTGGTGGGTATCAACTGTGTTCCTGACCCGCAGTTCCAATTGGATGTGAACTCGAACATCCGCGCTCGTGGTTACATTGTGGGTAAGCACGCCATCCAGCTTAAAGACGCCAAACTGATTGCTCACTTCGATGGTCCTGAACCCTTTGAAACGAACTTTACTGGTGAGGCTACTGGACACATGGGCCAGGTGGCTACTCTGTCTGGTGGGTATGCCTTCCGGCCTGGTAAATTCCAGAAGGGCCTACAGGTGGCAGAGGCTACCACCAACGAAATCACCAACCCGTCGTTTGAGTACGGAGCAAACGGAGCCAGTGTTACGTCGGATGGTTGGACGCTGTCGCAAAGTGGAACCGGGGCAACGGCCACGTATGATACCTCTCGTGCGTACATTGGTAGCCAGTCCTGTAAATTGGTTGCGTCTACCGTAAGTAATTCAAACGTTTACCGGGCTGTTTCGGTAGCAGACGGTGAGACCATTACTGTACAGGCGCGAGTATATCGCACCGGTGCGGTTAGTTCAAAGCTCCGCATTTTTGACGCCACAAACTCTGTGGAACGGGCTACGGCTTCCACAACGGCTACCGACACCTGGGAATACTTGACCTGCACTTGGACGAATAACCTGGGCTCAACCGTTAATGCTGCTCTCATGGTTACCAACTCAGCAGCGGACGGTACATCGGCTATCTGGGTGGACGCCTGCCAGTTAGAGCGCAAGGCATATTCCACGCCATACTGCGATGGCTCTATGGGCAGCGGGCATACCTGGGCGGGCACGGCGCACCTGTCTGCCTCCAGCCGCACTAACGCCGTTGTGTCCTACTCCGGTGTAAACAACATCAACCTTAACGCGGGTACGGTGTCCCTGTGGTACTACAATGACGGAACACACAAACGGGGCTACGCCCGTGCTTTCCAGTATCGCATTGACGCCAACAACTACATTGGTATTAATGTAAGCTCTACAACCAATAATCCGTATGCTATTGATATGTCAGGTGGAGTATCCGTTCAGACTTCTTCGGGTGCGACGGCTGCTGTAGTTGGATGGAACTACCTGGTTGCCACGTGGAAAACAGGTGGACAGTTTAAGTTGTATTTGAACGGTCAGCTAACTGGTACTACGCCTTCCTACACGGCTCCTGTGGGTTCAGGGGGTACGATTGCCATCGGTCGTGACGTGACCGGTGTGTCGCAGCACCTCAATGATGTCATAGACGACGTGGTTATTGTGGGTCGAGAACTAACCGTAGATGAAATTCGGGCCATTTACGAAAGTGATGCCCCTGTTTTTGCGGAGAGTTCAACCTGGGCCTTTAAATCTGCTTCTCAAATTGTATGGGCGGATGAAGAAGGTTTGTGGGCCATTGATACAAGCGGGAATCCAGCCTTCGGCGTCTCTGGCGTAGACGGCAAGAGTTGGGGTGGGAACACCCTGGACAAGGGCGACATTCTCATGGGGCGCTCGTCAAACTATTTGAAGTGGGACGCTTCCGCTGGGCTTATCAGCCTGTATTCTCCGGGGTCGTCACTGACGAAAGAGGAATATTTCGACGGCACCACGGAAGAAGTCAATAACCGCTGGACTCCCTACCTGGGCAGCACGTCACTTCTCTCGGTCACTTCTGGCGGTTATGCTGGCGGCAACGTTTTACGCATCGGTGACAACTCCGGCAATGATGAGTGTCGGATAATCAGCAACCAATCTATCCCGTTTGACCCGAACAAGCTATATCGGGTATTCTTCCGCGTTCGCCTGGTGGCGTCTAGCAGTCCGGGCACCGTTTATCTTGGGGTAGCGGGGCGCAATGCCACAGATACAGCCTGGGTAAACGTGACGGGAAGCGATGTCAATACATCACAGCACTATTTTGCAGCCAGCAATCAGGTACTAACCGCGGTGGGCGAGGGTGGCGCATGGTCTGAATTTACTGGTTATTTCCGAGGGGTAAACACGACAGGTAATGGCGGCGTTCATGCTCTGGCCTCTGCCCCTGGCACGCTGCACGAAAGCAGCAGGTATTTCAGGCTATTCTTGTGGGTAAACTGGTTGGCTAAACCGGGCATCGTTGAGGTTGACGAAATCCGTGTAGACATCATGCCCAATTATTCGGACAGTCCGTTCGCGCACTCGTCTGACACCACGACCATTGATGGTGGAAAGATTTTTACCGGGTCTATCACGGCTGATAAAATCACCACCGCCACCCTGAGTGCAATTGTGGCTGACCTGGGTACGGTTACAGCCGGGTCAATTGTGGTAGGGACCACCAATAAACTCTGGCTCAATGACGCCGCGGACGGTGCACTAGCCATCGGTGGTACAGTAAAGGGAAGTGCGCCGTTTCGGGTTACTGCGGCAGGGGTGTTGACTGCTACTTCGGGAACGATTGGTGGCTGGTCCATTACTTCCACGCAAATCAATAGCTCTGGCATCACAATGATTGCCGATGCTACCGCAGCCAGTAATAAAATCTACGTGGGAACCGGGACGTACAACAGTTCGGACACAGCGTTCTACGTGGATGGGTCGGGCAGGTTCTCTCTGAAGAACAAACTGGTGTGGGACGGGTCCTCCCTGACCATTGATGGCGGGGTTACTGCGACCACGGGTTCAATTGGTGGTTGGACGATTGCTACCAACACCCTGTCCGCTACCAACATCCTTCTTGACTCGAACAGCAAATACTTCCGTATCGGGGCTACACCTGCCTCCATGACCTTCGGGTCTACAGACGGGGTGCAGATTGAGTACAACGGTGGGGACCCCAGGGTCTACTTCGGTAATGGAACAAACCGGTACTTTAGTTTTGACGGAACCAACATTTCCTGGCAGGGAGCCAGCACCAGCTTAACCACGGGTGGTTTGTTCACGGCCAACAACGCCAGCATCACCGGCGCAATCACCGCCAACTCTGGTTCAATCGCGGGCAGTTTCACAGTGGGCGCGAACCTGTCTGTGTCTACGTCGGGCAGTTTCTCCTCTGGTGCGACGGCGTACAACACAGGAACAGGCTGGTGGATGGAGTACAACGCGGGAACACCCCGGTTTTTCTTAGGTAACGCAGCCGGCAACAAACTTACCTGGAATGGTAGCAGCCTGGACATCACAGGCAATATTACAGCTAACGGAACCGGTCAGATTGGTGGCTGGACCATTGCTTCGACGGGTCTGTCAAGTGGTGGTATCAACCTGGTGTCTAGTGGCACTGCCGTCAACAATAAAATTTATGTGGGTACCGGCAACTACGCCAACGGGGACACAGCGTTCCTGGTGGATGGTTCGGGACGTATGTCCCTCAAGGATAAGCTGGTGTGGGACGGCACAAAGCTCAGTGTGAGCGGAGCCGTGGTTTTGGGTGCTGGTGTTGGGTTCACAGTTTCTAATCCTAACCTGCATCTGCCGTTTGATGGCCCCGCACCGTATGAAACTGACTACCAGGTAACGCTCACTGGTCACCTGGGGCAGCGCCCTGTGTCCACTTCGGGGGGTCTGATTGGTCGCCCAGGTAAATACGGCAAAGGCTTACAGGTGGCAGAAGCCACAACCAACGAATTGACGAACCCCTCATTCGAGGCTGGAAACGTGGGAGACGCTGTTACATCCTACGGGTGGTCTTATTCACAAACGGGTACGGGTGGGACAGCCACAAATGACAACTTACGGGCATACGTGGGGGTGCGTTCGTGCAAAATTCTGGCATCCAGCACTGGAGTCAGCAGTATCTACAAGACCGTGTCTGTAACAAACGGCGACACCATCACGGTACAAGCGCGGGTATGGAGAGGCAGTGCAATTGCCACACGTTTGCGCGTCTACGACCATACGAACAACACCACCAGGGTCACAACAAACGCTGCGGAAACAAATACGTGGGAACTGTTGACGGCGACGTGGACAAACAACACCGGTGGAACCGTTAATGCCTCTATCATGGTGACCAACGACGGAGCCGACAGTGCATCCATGATTTGGGTGGACGCCTGCCAGGTAGAACGTAAGACCCGGCCTACTCCGTACTGCGATGGTTCGTTGGGTGCGGGTCACAGTTGGTCCGGTACTGCACATGCGTCAACCAGTTCTCGCACGGCTGCCGCTGTGTCCTATAACAACAGTAACATTATCGACAGCACACCTGGAACATTCGCTGCCTGGGTATATATGTATGGATACCCCGTCAGCGGTGAGACGTCTTATCTGTTCGACAGTCGGGATATATCAAACACCAACAGCCCGTCATTGTTAATCGGAGCATCTGGTGGTGTAGTGTGGCAGTATAACGGCGCGAGTGTAATCTCCACCGCGGCGTCGTCTGTTGGCGTAAGAGCCTGGTATCACGTAGCCGTAACGTACGACTACACCAGCGGCTCGCAAGTGCTTTATGTTAATGGTACTCAGATTGGCACGTCTAGTTCTACCACACCCCCGTCGAATTTCGGCGCAAAGCTGTTTATTGGAAGCCGCTATACCAGCGTCTTTATGTTGAACGGAGTAATTGATGACGCAGTGTTTGTTGACCGGGTTCTATCAGCCGACGAGGTGTACGCCCTCTACAATTCTGGGCAGGCCATTCAAGCCACGACCAGCCCGTTCCAGCTTATGCTCACTGGCTCCGGCCTGGGAAAAGTATGGGGTGATTCATCCGGTTTGTTCGGGCAGACTTCTAGTGGAACAGCGTCGTTTGCCTTAGTCAACGAGAACGGTATATCCTGGGCAGGCGGGACCCTGGACGCGGGCGATGTGATGATTGGTACGTCAACGACGTACTTGAAGTGGGACACCAGCCTGGCGGAGCTCGAAGTAAAGGGCAAGATTTCTGCTACCAGCGGGTCTATTACCAACACATTGTCCGTCCTGGGTACGCTGGATGTGGGGTCAAGTGGTGTTATCAAGTCAGGTGCTACGGGGTACGACAGCGGGACTGGCTGGTGGTTGGATTATAACGCTGGTTCTCCGCGGTTCTTCATCGGCAACAGCGCCGGGAATAAACTGACGTACAGCGCCGGGACACTGTCTTTGTCAGGAACAGTAAGTGCGGCCACCATCACAGGGGACGCAGCGGTTACTACTGGTAAAATCACCGCAGCCAGCGGCGCGGTGCGGCTGGATTCGAACGGCGTGTCCGTCAACATGGCAGGTCTCACGAACGGCGTCCGGTGGTACACGTCATCCGCGTTCAGTACACAGGCCGGCGAAATTTACGTGTCCTCCGACACATCTGGCGAACCGATGATTGACCTTCGTACCGGAAGCAGCCCAACAACCGGTGTTAAAATTAACGGTAACTATTCTGGCATACGTGCGCCCAATGTGTACGTTGACAACGCGGGTGCTGGCGGGGGTGGGTATTTTATTGGGTCCACTGCGGGAGGGTTTTCACGTGGAAACTTGTTTATCCCGATTGTCCCAGGAAACACCAGCACGTCGTTTGATGGGGACGCGTTCTCCACTACGTCTGCTACGAACTATACCGTGAACACTTACTTTTCGAGTGTACCAAACATAGCTAAGGCAATTTTAGTACGTGTGTCTTGCCGAGACAGTGGAAGTGCGTCAAACAACAGTTTGTACGTAGCCTTGGGAACCAGTGACGACACGACGAACTACCCGCTGATTGTGCGCCCGGCTGGGTTGCCAAATGACTACTTCGCGGAGGGCCAAGGAATCGTTCCCCTCAACTCAAGTGGTCAGTTCCGGTTTCAGTGTGTGGCGTCGGGCACGGGTACGCTGGATGTGTATATCCAAGTATGGGGGTACTTCCTGTAAATCCTTGACAGGAACGTGTTTTGTCGCTATAATTATAGTCTATAATGTAGTAGTGAAAATAGGAGGATTTAAAATCAATGCGTAATCGTAACAACAATCCTGTCGCTGTCGCGTCCCGTGGATTGTACAGCGTAGAACTTACCAAGAGTGAGCGATTAATCGTATCCTGGGTGCTCGGGTCAATTGAAGGTATGGGCCGGGACGACTCACGTAAGGCTGCCGCGGTCATCGAAGAACTTGACCTGGAGAATCTGGGGGATGTTACGCCGGAACAGCTCAACGACGCGGAGAGCTACAAACTCTCTGGCTACGAAATCCGCTTTGTTGCGGACGAGCTTGACAAAATGTGGGACCAGAAGAAAGTCCGGGCCAGCCAGGCGAAGCCTGCTGTGTCGCTGTATGACAAACTCAAAGCAGCGATGGAGACCAAGGAAACCGATAACGCGGCTGAATAACTTATCGGTATGTCGTGTGAAAAAGACCGTCAAATTTGATGGTCTTTTTCTTTTTCCACACTTATTCGTTTGAAGAGTGTAGGTTGGATTCCTTTTATTGGAGTTGTTTTTATGGGTGACATTGACACGTTGAACGAGCGGCTCATGGATGTTCAGAGATTATTGGTTCGTATGGAAGCCGCACAGCAGGCGCAAGATAGACACTTGATTTCATTAGACGCGTCGGTAGAGGAGTTAAATCGTACGGTGCGTGGACACAACGGCACTCCGGGTCTGGTCACGGATGTTGCCCTTGTTAGAGAGGCTGTACAGAAGATGCAGGTAGTTCCTGCTGCCATCCCAGCCAGCCCCAAGACACAGAATGACGAAGACGAGAGTAATAACGGGTCGCGTATGTGGGTTATTGAAAAACTTTTTCTTCCTGTAGTGGTGCCCGCGATTACTGCCGCAATTATCTATCTTATTTTTAGTGTGATTCCCCACGTATCGCAGGTCCCTGTCCCGTAGAAGGCGGCGTATGAAAGAACTGGGTTTTTTAATCTGGCGTTTAAATAACATCCGGCCCATTGACGACACGATTGAGAAGTTGCTGGCTGTCGGGGCTAGGTGGGTGAGTATTAAAGTTAGGGACGGTTCATCTAATTTTAATTACTACGACGCTGATGGCCGGTGGACTGGAAACCCAGACTATCTTAGTCAGGTTATTCAGAAAATGAAAGCTGCCGGCCTTGAAGTAGGCGGATGGCAGTTTGTGTACACCGACCGCATGAAACAGCAAGCCGAAGCTGCCCGCGCCGCTGTGTCCACATTTGGACTCAGCCACTGGCTGATAGACGCTGAGGAATACGCTCCCCTGGGCGCGATGTGGAAGCAAGACCCGGCTGCTGCCAGCAAGGCGCAGCAGTATATGGACAACTTACAGCTTCCAGCGGGTGTTGAAGTAGGGCTGTGTTCATACCGGTTCCCATCTGTTCACCGACCCTTCCCGTTTGGGACATTTATGCGCCATCGTGCCAGTACCATCACGGCCCCCCAAGTGTACTGGATGTTAGCAAACAATCCCGGGGCCCAACTAGAGCGGTCAAAGAGGGAACACGATGCTATTCACGTCTTACCCATGGTTCCCATTGGCGCTTCATTTCGTGAGCACGGTTGGGAGCCAGGACCAGGAGAGATTAGAGAGTTTATTACCACTGCCAGGCGGCTGGGTATGCCGGCGTGGGGGTTCTGGGACCTGGACGAGGCGCTCTATCGAGAAGATTGGTTAACAGAAATGGCGGGTGTACCGCTTCCACCCCCACCCCCGGCAAAGGAGCCTGAAATGGGTCAACATACGATTTACCACGTGGAAACTTCGGGACTGAATGTTAGAGACAACATCATTCCGAGTAGAGTTTTTGGTAAGGTACCCGGCAAGGTGTACCGTTCCAGTAAGGTGTGGTTCACCTTAAGTGAAGGTTCACAAGTAGAAGCATTGGAAGAAGTTACGGACGGACCCAACGTTTGGGTTCGCGTCGGACAGCGACAGTTTGTCGCAAAGATTTACGATAATACAGTTTTCCTAAAGTAGGAGGAAGTAAATGGCTCGTGGCATTCTCACACCCAAAGTTACTAACCGCACGCCCGCACAGGCGGCCATCTCGTTTACAGCGGCGGACGCAACAAACAACCATGTGTTCGATAACACAACGCCGGACAAGGTGCTGCTCATCAAGAACGCCCACTCGTCCGACCATATCGTTACGATTAAGCGTCCCGCTACCGTTGACGGTGCGACCCTGGGAGACCTGACTGTGACGGTGGCCGCTGGAGCAACGGCTGTTGTCGGCCCATTCCCGACCACGTTATACAACCAGGCAGACGCCCCGAACAGCCTGACACAGGCTGTGTTGATTGACCCGCCTGCTACGCCTACAGCGTTGTCGTTTGCTCTGATTAAGGTAGGCAGTCTGTAAATCTGTTTAGGAGGAAGTAGTAATGGAAGAATTATTGGTTAAAGTAGCCGAGGTTGTTATCCCGCTTGTGGTGACCGCCATCTTGGCTTTCGTTTCCAAGAAACTTAATGAGTTTATCAACGCCAAATTGTCGGCGCAGCAGCTTGCGATGGCGAAAGACTTTGCAGCCCGCGCTGTGTTGGCCGCTGAACAGAGTGGCCTGGCTGGGTATATCGCCCAGGAGGGGCAGGCCAAGAAAGAGTTTGCTGTAAACCTGGTGGAGACCTGGTTGCTGGATAATGGGGTCAGTTTGCCGGTTGACACGATTGTCAATCTGATTGAAGCCGCAGTTTTTGAGTACCTTACCGCAAGCAAACCGCAACAGATTGCTCCTAAAGGCTAGTAGTACATAGGGGGACATTGATTAGAGGGTAGCTGAATTAACGCTGCCCTCTTTTTAATTGACATGCTTAGGTATTCATGCTATAATTATATAACAAAATATAATAGGAGATAATTATGGGTAGTAAGTGGTCGTCCATATCTGACGATAAACGGATGGATTTGTTACGCAGAAAGCTGGCTGGTGAGGATGTAGGGGTGCTGGCTACGGAAGTTGGTATGAACACAACAACGCTTAACCGGAGACTTCAAGAGTTCCGGTCGGACAACCCAATAGAGATTAAAGAGCCGGTTGACGGCGCATCGCAACCATCTCGTACGGTTGCGTACCCAGAAGTTAAGATGAACGCCGCTGTATTCGACATCGAAACGACCGACTTTAACACGTCTGGCATCAACGGGCACCTTGTTTGCACGGTGGTTCTACCGCTCGGAGCTAAGAAAGCCACGGTGCACCAAATTGAGTTCTCGGATAACCGCGACGACCGCCGCCTGTTGCAAGAAGTGCTGGATGACTTGTCCAAATACGACATCCTAATCGGGCACAACATCAAGGCATTTGACCTGAACTGGCTTTATAGCCGAAACATGTATTTTGGTGGGGGTAAGCTCCCTGCGTGGAACGTATACGACACTTATCAGGCTGCCAGGGGTATTGCTATCAAGATTGAGAGTAAGAGTCTAGGGGCGCTGGGTTCGTACTTCGGTGTCAAGGGCAATAAGACCAGGATTTTTAGAACGGATTGGTCGATGGTAGACAGCCCTAACGAAGAAGAATTTAATCGGGCCATCCAAGAAATCGTTGACCACTGTGTTGCGGATGTTCAGTTGAACCGGGGCGTGTTCAACGCACTGTGGGCATACGACCCGAAGCGGCAGCTATCAAAGACGAAGTGGTAGGAGGCGCGTGTGAAAGCTAAGGAATACGCAGAACAGTACCAAAAGGATATTGACGCAGGCGTGTCAATTGAGCAGGCTGGGTGGAATGTGCTACGGTCTATGTACGCTGAATCAGTTGACCTGGCGAAAGAAAGAAGTCACGGCGACACTCCTTCGAACGAGTGTGTTGTCGGTGTGTTGAACGAACAGGCACTAAAGTGGCGGGCGTTTGTACGCCGGTCAGGTGCACCTCTTCAAAACACCGCGTTCTTTACCATCATCCGCCATTTTATGAAGGAAAGCTGGGCGGAATTGGTACAGGCCGGCTTCCGGGGGTAGCGTGGGAATCCAGGTTGTGAAAAAGTCGGACGACGGCCCCACGGGATGCCACATTGGCCCTGCCTTTACTGGGGTAGTGATATTCAGTAACCCGTTTGCACCAGAGATTACTGGCATGGCCCGCGACGAAGCCGTGCGCAAATACGCAGAGTGGTTGCCCGGCGCGTACGCAAACGGCGTGAACTCTTTTCGTTTTTCATTTAACGAAATGGCCCGACTGAGTATGCGCGGTACGGTATATCTGGTGGACGACGTTGAACCAGAAGAGTCACACGGGCGTGTGTTGAAAGAGTTCATTGAGAACCTTATTAGTTACGGGGTCGTGACTGAGCAGCCACAGACGTACGAGGAACGTAGGTTATGGAGTCTTTAGAAGTGGTTGGGGTCGTTGGGTCACGCCGTTTCAAGGATTACCCGTTCCTCAGTAAGACGCTCAACACGCTACGTGAGTGGGTGTTTGGTGACTTTATTGTCGTTAGTGGCGGTGCGTCTGGAGCAGACACCATGGCATGGCGTTGGGCCGTGGACGAGATGGGCATTCCACCCATTACGTACCCAGCTTACTGGGACGACCTGAGCCATCCAGACGCCGTGATTAAGCGCAGGAAGGACGGCACACTGTATGATGCACTGGCAGGGTTTCGTCGTAACCAGGAGATTGTGTCTGCGGCAGACCGTGTTATTGTGGCGTTTTGGGATGGGTGGTCGCCCGGAACAAAGAACACCGTTGAATTAGCTGTAACGGCTGGCCTGGCTGTGTACGTATTTTGGCCGGGCAAAGAGTCAGTTGTACTGGACGCTGCAACGTCAGGCATAAAGCAGAAGGACCAGGACGTTCGTAAAAAGAAGAGAAAGGGGCCACGCAGACATGTCTAATATTATTGCACCTCATTGGAACCGTGTAGTAAGAGAGACCAAGGACGTTAAAGTGCGTGATTATATCTACGCGTCTGAGCTTGGAAAACCGATGTTGGACCGTTGGTTGTCCATGAAGGGTACGCCGGTGACCAACCCGTTCTCTGATAGGGCACTGCGTATATTTGGCGCTGGGAATGTCATTGAGTTCATCGTCTTGCGTGCATTGACGATGGCAGGGGTGCTCAATCGTAAGCAGGCTCCCGTTGAGTTGGCTGCGGGACCAGACAACCTCCGTGTGACAGGTAGGCTCGACGCAACTATTGGCGGGTTTGTGGACTGGGAACAGGCAAAGGCGCGTATTCTGGATAACCTTGGACAGTACCGTCTGGACCTGGACGAAGAACTACTGGAGAGCAAGGCCATGAGTCTGCTTGATGGGTTAAAGGAGCAGTACCCTGACGGCTGGTCAGAAGAGATGGTAGTCGAGGTGAAGTCTATCAACTCGATGGCGTTCTGGAAGAAGGGGAATAGGGATGCACAGGGGAGGTTTAAGGGGTATGACCACAACAAGTTGCAGTTATACGCCTACCTCAAGATGACCGGTCTGCGGCAAGGGGTCCTTCTGTATTTGAGCAAGGATGACTTTACCCTGGCCGAGGTCGGGGTTACCCTGGGCGATGAGGAAATGGAACAAGTCTTCTGGGACGACGTGCACAAGATGACACAGTTCTATCGGTGGGACACGCAGCCGCCCAAAGAACCAGAGGTTGTTTACAATGACGGTCGCGGTGTGTTTGAAGTTAACTGGGCTGTCGGTCGAAGCCTCTATCTAACACATGCGTACGGGTATGAAGACGAAGACGCGTTCGAGCGGCTGCACCACCAGGAACTACTGGACGTTAACAGAGCTTTAAAACATCTTCGAGAAAACAAAGTAAAACCCGAAGACTTACCGGTAATTGATAGTTGGAACTTAAAGGAGTTCGTATGACACTGGCAAAGACGGTCGCCCTGTTTGGGTGGATTTCTACGTTTACACTTTCGTGGCTTATGGTTTTGAAGAACCTGGACACGGGTTTGTTGACTTGGTTTTTCTGGGTGTTCTTTTTTGTGGTGGCCCTATTCGGGTCCATCATGGCAAATGACAAGGTTAGGAATGTTGGCCGAACTGTATAACGGAGGGAGCAATGACCGGAGTTGTCGAACTGGTGAATGCGTATCGCAGTCACGGTTTCACGCCCTTTCCTCTCAAGAACATGTCGAAGGAACCTGCTGCCCGCAGCCTGGCCTATGCAGAACGAGAGCGTTTCAGACCCGATAACAATATCGGGCTGTTCACCGGCAGTCCAAACCGTCTGCTGGTGGTTGATGCTGACGAGCCGTCTGCCCGGGTATTTGTGGAGAACCGGTTGAGGGCTATCGGCCTGTTGGATTGGACCACCCTGGTACTGACACCTAAGAGAAAGTCCTTTCACTTCTGGTTGCGTGTTGCTGATGTTCCTTCCAATGCACAGTCTTACTACAAGCTCCCAAAGTTTATTGGTGGGGGAGAAATCAGAATACACAGGCCGGCTTACGTTGTGGCTCCGGGGAGTACATTGGTTGAAGGGCAGTACGTGTTTTATCAGGGGGGTATCGAGTTTTTCCTGAACCAGCCGCTTCTTCATTACGAAGACCTCAAGTGGTTGTTGCCAGACCATGCTATGTACGGGAGTACAGGTGTACCGGATGAACAGAACAGTGTACGGTTTAATTTTGAGCATGTTGATAGACCTCCAATTCTGGCATTGTTCGATTATCTTCAGCGCGGGAAGGGTTCTAAAATACCGAAGGTGGACTATAAGACCGGAGAGCGCACAGGAGACGTGTATCATTCTCGTTCTGAAGCAGAGGCCGGCTTGGTTGTTGGGTTGGTGATGGCCGGATGGTCGTTTGAAGAAATAGAGCTGGCGTTTAAACTTAGGAAGCCAGGCCATTATATGGAAGCTCCGTTGCGGCATAATTACCTGGCAGGTACGTACGCCAAAGCAACAAGGTTTGTGGCGGGTAGGAGTGGGAGTGAGCGACGAGGATAATTTAGAGAAGCAGTTGTGGGACCTGGTGGAAGACGCTGAAACATTACTTAATGGCGGCGCGATAGACTACGACATTTGGGTTATTGGTCTTGACGGGTGGCTCGACCGGTATCGTAGACTGTTAAAACAGCGTCAACATGAGCCTGTTGACAAGGAGTCCTAA